GGGGGGGGGTTTTTTTGGGGGGCCCCCCGCCCCACCGGGGGCGGGTCAGGCTTCCTTGCGCTGGTAGAGCTTAAAACTACGTCCCCGCGCCTTGATTTCGTAGCATTCCAGCTCCGTCGCTGGAATCAGGGACGAAAGCGTAACCTTATTCAGGCGGCTGACGCTTTGAACCTCATCAAGGCGGCACGTTTTCATGCGCGGCTGGTTGCGCAGCCAGCGAATGACGCCAACTTTTGCGCACGCGGGAAGTTCACGGCGGCGACTGACCTGCCGCATCTGCTGCCGCTTTTGCCGCTTCTCTTGTGCAGCCTTTGCCGTCGCTTCGTCGCCGAACACCCGTGCCCCGTACAGGGAATGCTTGTCAACAGGATAGAAGCAGGTTTCCTTGATGGTTTCAAATGTGCAGTTGTTGATGATTTCGCGCTCCACGGAGTCTTTTGCGCGCGGGAGTGAGCGCTGACCTACGCTCAGAACATAGAACTCATAGCGCTCACGTTTCGTGGTGTAAATCCGCACGCGCAAAAGGTCATTTTCTTTGCGCAAATCAACGCAGGCAATTTCTCCGGAGTATTGCCTGCCGCAGAGGTCGCTCCGGCTTCCAGTGTTGATTTGGTAGCCATGCGAAAGGAACTCCGCGACCGTCTCCGTAAAGGCGCGGTCGATGTCCTGCTGCTTGTAAATCATATAATCCTCCATTCTGCCGGGCGTGCCCGGACTTGATTTACAAACCATGCGCCGAACTTGTCTTAGCGGGCTGTAAGCGTATCGATGATGTCCCTCGCCTCGGTGGCGGTTGAGACGACATAGGCAGCATATAGCCACTTATACGGAAACTTGTCAAGGTTTTGGCGAATAAATTCCGCTATGGTCACACCTGCTTTTTCCGCCGCCGCCGCAATCGCGGCTTGCTTGTCGGGGTCGTCGCGGGTAGCGATAGCATCCGCGACTGTCTTTTCGTGCTGCGCAACAAATTTCGCACGCAGGTCTGTTGCGTATTCGACTTGTTTTTCGCTCACGCCGTGAATGGTCGGAAGGCTTAATGCCGCCGCCGCTTCGCGCTGCTGCTTGCGCTGCTGCTTGCGGTAGCAGTCGGCGCAAAGAAGGGGATGAGCTTCCGCCCATTCCTTTTTGCTGTCCGCGTCCCGGCGATTGAAGCCGTCAATGCGGCGTTCAACGGTAGCGCCGCAATCAGGGCATTTGTAGGTGGCAATTGCTTTTGCCATGGTCATTACCTCTTTCCGTCCGGGGCTCTGTTTTGTACCGCCCCTTGACACTATGTATTATATCACAGGTTGCACAACTTGTCAACACTTTTCCAGGATTTTTCGCAAGTTTTTTTGCAACTTTCTCGCGTTTTGTTTGCACTCCACAACCGTCCGAATCGCCTATACTATAATCAGTAGGAGGTGGTGCGGTGTATATCCACTACAACCCTAATCCGCGCGGCTTGCGCGTCGGAGATTGCGCTGTCCGCGCAGCATCCAAGGCAGCAGGAGAGACGTGGGGAAGCACCTATGCAGCGCTCTGTGCGCTGGGCTATGACTGCGGAGATATGCCAAACGCCAACCACGTTTGGGGACGGTACTTGCATGAGCGCGGATTCTCGCGCCACGCCCTGCCGGATACTTGTCCAATCTGCTATACTGTCGCGGATTTCTGCCGTGACCATCCGCGCGGTGTCTACGTCCTCGGTATCGGCGACCACGTTGTGTGCTCCATTGATGGCGATTGGTACGACGCATGGGACAGCGGCGCGGAAATACCAGCGTACTATTGGGAGAGGGAGGATTGATGTATGGCGTATGGTTATCCACAATATTATCCACAGATTCCGTACTATAACGCGCAGCAGACGGCAATGCCAGACCAACTTGCGCAACTTCGAGCCGCACAGCAGCCGATGATGCAGCAGCCAGCGCAGCCATCAAGCAACGGACTGATTTGGGTGCAGGGTGAAGCCGGGGCGAAGAGCTACCTTGTCGCCAACGGTTCGAGCGTGCTGCTGATGGACAGCGAGAAACAGACGTTTTACATCAAGTCAGCGGACGCGGCAGGAATGCCGTCTATGCGCACGTTTGACTACACGGAGCGAAACGCATCCGTAAAGCCATCCAGCAGCGCGCAGGACGCGCCGGAGTATGTAACGCGGGAAGAACTTAACACACTGACGAAACGCCTTGAAGCGCTGGAAGGGCGCAAGAAGAAGGGGGTAACGCAGGATGAACCCACTGTTTAATGCACTTGGCGGCGGGCAGATGCCCGGAGCGCTGGGAAATTTTCAGCAGATGATGCAGCAGTTTCAGCAGTTCCGCGCGACGTTTCAAGGCGACCCGGAGCAGGAGGTGCGCAAGCTGATTGCATCCGGCAAAATCTCGCAAAGCCAGCTTAACCAGCTGCAACAGGCGGCGCAAATGTTTCAATCGTTCCTCGGTTCTTAACTTTGGCTATATTTGTTGCGCAACAATTTAGCATATACTTCAAAATTCCGAAAGGAGAAAAAAAATGAGCATGACTTCGGAACTCTCCGCGTCTGACGTGGCTCTGCTTTCCGGGCGGAACAGCAACCAGAACGGCGACGGCTTCTTCGGTGGCAATGGCGCATACTGGATTATCATCCTTTTCCTCTTCGTCTTCTGCGGGTGGGGCAATAATGGATGGGGTGGCTTTGGCAATCGCAACGGTGGACAGGGTTCTGTCATGGACGGTTACGTCCTCACCTCCGACTTCGCCAATATCGAGCGAAAAATCGACAACGTGAACAGCGGCTTGTGTGATGGATTCTACGCACAGGCACAGCTCACAAACGGCGTACAGATGCAGATGGCTAACGGCTTCGCTCAGGCAGAACTCTCTCGCGCCAATCAGCAGACCGCGCTGATGCAGCAGCTTAACGCGATGCAGGCACAGGCGGCGGATTGCTGCTGCAAAACGCAGACGGCGATTCAGGGCGTGAACTACAACCTTGCCACTCAGGCTTGCGACACTCGCAACACCATTCAGAGCGGCGTTCGCGACATTTTGGACAACGCCAACGCTAACGCCCGAGCGGTGATTGACGCACTGACGGCACAGCGCATCGAGGCGAAGGACGAGAAGATTGCGGCGCAGAATCAGCAGATTTTCGGCTTGCAGCTCGCCGCGTCTCAGGCAGCACAGAACCAGTATCTTGTGAATACGATTCGTCCTTGCCCTGTTCCGGCGTACACGGTAGCCAATCCGTTCTGCTGCAATCAGGCGCAGTATTGCGCTGGTTAAGCTCCAAACAGCTTCCTGCCTGTGCAGGATGAGCCGATAACGGCAACTGAAAAAGCGGCGGGGCGTTGATTGATTCGCGCCCTGCCGCTGAAAGGAGAAAAATCATGGCTGAATATACTGCGGCGGCGGCGCAAACCGTCGCCAATGGCAACAACGTCCTTTTTACTGCAACGCCCGTCTGCGCCACGCGGTGCATCGTCCATCGTGAGGGGTCTGGAATCGTAACGCTGCGGGGCATCACCAACGGACAGTGCCGCGCGCGTTTTCGCGTAAACTTTGGCGGCAATATCGCCATTCCGACGGGCGGCACTGCTGGTGCTATCTCTGTTGCGCTTGCAATCGCAGGGGAGGCGCTTCCGGCTTCTACCGCCATCGTCACCCCTGCTGCGGCGGCGCAGTACCAGAACGTCAGCATTGATACCTTTGTTGATGTTCCGGCGGGGTGCTGCACGACCATCAGCGTCAAAAATACCGCTGGCGTGGATATTGACGTGCAGAACGCCAACCTGATTGTCACGCGGGTTGCGTGAGGAAAGGAGAAACGCAATGAAATATCTTCACGAACTTAAAGAAAAACTCTGCGAAGAGCTGCAAGAGATTGCGGAAAAGCAGGATATGTCGGCGGGCGACCTCGAAGCCGTTCACAAGCTGACAGACACCATCAAAAATATCGACAAGATTGAGATGCTGGAAGCGGACGGGTATAGCAATAACGGCGGCGACTGGGAAGCGCGCGGAAGCTATGACGGTATGTATCGCGATGACCGATACAGCCGCCGTGGGCGCGATATGCGCGGACGGTACAGCCGCCACGACGGCACGGACAAGCGCCTGATGGACGAGTTGGAAGAGCTGATGCGCACCATCGAGCCGGGGAAGCGTGACGTGATTCGGCGGGCGCTTGAAGAACTGAAAGAAGCATAACGGAAAGGGGCTGGCTGCGTGGTTACGCTGACGTGGATTGATGGGCAGATTGAGAAGGCAATCGAAGAAGGCAACAATCCGCAGAACATCCGCGATTTGGCGGCGCTGATTACAGTGCGTGAGTACCTCGTCACGCGGTCAGCCCCGAAAGCCGATGCACAGAGTGTGCAGGAATCCGCCGATGACAAGAAGCGCCGGGATGCGGTTGTCCTCATGACGCATAGCGCGGACTTGGACACCGTACCGACAATCCAGCAAGTGGAGACAGCGCTGCAATCCATCAGCGTCAACACGCCGGAGGAACGAAAGCGTGTACAGGATGCGAAGAAGTGGGCGCAGATTATCTCGCAGAAAACGCTTGACAAAAAATCCCCTCCATGAATGCAACACGGAGGGGATTTTTGACCCCCGTTTTGACTACTTTGCACGACGGAAAGAGGGTCAAAATTGCGAATCTGGGGATTTCGTATTTCGGATGATTGTGCTACAATCAAGCATTATCAATGGATTGCAGCGGGTGCAAAAATGCAGTCATAAAAACATCAGTTCCTTTTTGAGGAGAATTAAAAAATCCGCAATCAGTTGAAAGCACAAGGTTTCTGTGCTGTGCGCATCAATTTTGACTACCATTTTGACTACTTGCCCTCCTCGCAAGCACATTTTCCACTTTCTTAACAGCGCTTTCCTCCTTCTTTGCTGTGAGGTGTGCGTAAATCCTCATTATCATTTCCTCGTTTGCGTGCCCCATCCATTTTACAGCAGTTTTAATGTCAACGTCCGCATCATATAGCATTGTTGCGAACGTATGTCTACAATCGTGCTGACGTATCGCAACTTTCTTCCGCGCAACCGATGACAAAAAGCTCAAATATCTGCGCCATTCCACATCCACGTCGTTTATTGACATTTTTTTGCCATCTTTTGGCGTAAAAATATTACCGTGCTTGCCTGTTAGTGCCTTCCTCAGTGGCAGGAACAGGGGAACATCACGGATTCCTGCTTTTGTTTTTGGCTGGACGATAACACACGAGGAATGTTCGGCGCGCAGAGAGTGCCGAACGTGAATTACGCCATTTTCAAAATCAACGTCCTTGTCAATGTCGAGTGCAAGCGCTTCACCACGCCGCAACCCTGCATAGAGCATCACCATAGCAAACAGTCCCATCGGATTTTCTTTGTATGTATCTTCGATTATCTGCACTTCCCAATCTTCAAGGTTGCGGTGCGTTCCAACTTCGCCTTTCGCCGGCTTGATGTTTTCGCATGGATTTTTTGTTACAATTCCATCACCTAACGCGGCGCGGAAAACCGCTCGTACCGTCATTGCTACTTTTTTTCGTGTCGCATCCCCACGATTAGCAAAAGCGTTATATAGCCGTTGTATGTCCGACGGCGTAATTAGTCGCATCTCAACTTTTGGCAAGATTGACGCTATCTTGTTAAGCCTTGCCACATAGTCATCATACACTTTCGCCGTCACCTCGCTCTTGTACGTCGGCAGCCACTCCGCCGCGTACTCCGCGAACGTGTACTTTTCCCGTGGTTTCCTGCCGTATTTTTCCTGCTTCTTGTACTCTTCGCGGGCTGCAAGGGCTTCGGACTGCGTTCGCCCGTAGAAGGAAAACCCCTTATATTTACAAACGTAACGCCCATCTGGGCGCTTTTTTAGTGTCTGGCGTGGCAAGTATATCACTCCTTTTCTCTCATTGTGCCGCAAAACGCAGCAAAGTGCCATCGTAAATTGTGAACAAATTGAAAACATTTCGCAAACGCACGGGAAATTTTTAGTCATATTCCGCGGCGCGTCAGCATATGGTATTGCGGTTGACGGTAAAAAAATACGCGACTGGAGAGGAAAATATGCCTGTTTTTGATAAAAAGTTTGTTGTTAAAACGCTCGTCGAGAAGGTGAAGGAACTGCCGGATGACCTGCAAGCGGAATTTTTTTCGTGGCTGGAAAAGAAAATATCTGCAAAGAAAACGTTATGAATATATAAACAATACGGACTGCGGAGAGCATCGAATCCGAAAGCAAGTAAAAAAAAATTAAGCAAGTAAGAAGCAATCCGTGGGAAATAACGGAAAAAAATTAGCTTCATTATTATTTCCATCCAGATTCGTGATTCCGCCGTTCTATCAATTTGCAACAATTCTACTTGGTAGTATTGTGATGTTCTTGAATGGTTAATTTTGGGATGCGAAAGTAAGGGAAGGTCAAACTCCGCTTGTGAAAGTCAGGGAAAGTCAGGGAAAGTCAGGGAAGCAGGTACAGAATAGCAAAAGTAAAAGTCAGAGAAGGTCAGAAACTCGAAGGAATGTGACGGACATCAGCGAATAAAAAGTGTCTGAAACGTAGTAATTGCAAGGTTTTGCGCCACTTTTGCGAACATGCTGCATTAGCACAAAAAATATGCTATTCATTGCTTAGCTCGAAAAATACGCTATTCGTTGCTTAGCATAAAAAAAGTGCTTAGCATATTTTTTGTGCTATTCAGCAAATAGCACATTTTTTTTGCTTAGCTATAAAAAAAGAAAACAAGAAAAGAAAAAACGCTGACGCGCTGTGGCAGTGGCTGTCTTTTTTTTACAAACGAACGTTATTCCTTCGCGCGCGACATAGTATTCGGGCGATGATTTGCCGGCGTCGGCAAAATGTTCGTTTGTTTCCTCTCGCGCGCGCGACATAGTATATTATATATCCATACTTGTGTGTAATATATATATATTATATATCATACAGTGTAATATAAGCTTCTATACAGTACAAGTATGGATATATAAAAAATATATAATAAAAGACCACTACTACCACCACAAGAACACATACTCGACAGAGTGGGGTAGGGGGATAATAGGGGGTATAGAGTAATAGGGGGTATGGGGGAAGAGAGAAAAGGGGGGAAGAAGCGGGAGGGGAGAGGGACGGGCGGTGGTTTTGTGGTGGTGGCAGCGGCGGTGGTCTTTTTTTTATCCAGCACCTTTCTGCGCATCCGCAGCATGGTCGTCTTCGCGGCTTCGCGAAATTGATAGTCACGGGGCAGACCATTTTCGTGGTGTCGCGCAAATGGTTCTCACTGCCATTTTTGCCCAACAAAAAAATTAGCAGGGGGGCTTGACAAGCGGGGCAATCTGGCATATAATCATGGCATCTTGCTTCTCCGCTCTGCTCCTCTGCTGATTCTCCTGCTTGTCCTCACGCGCTTGCCGCTCTCAGGCGTTCGTGGATGTGCGGTTCTTTCTCGCCGGTTCTCATGTTCCCGACATTCGCGCCGGGGACATCACGGTTCGCCCTTTTTAGCATCTCCCTTGTCCGCCATGCGCTTTAAGCTATGTTCCTTGCGCTCCTGCCGCATCCGACGTTCTGCTTTCGCGGTTAGGTACTCAACGTAGTCCATCGCCTCGCGCACAACGTCATCCGGCGCACCCATCAGCTTGGCGATAATCGCCTCGCAGGTTGCGTCGAGAATCGGGCGGTCAGACGTTCCTTGCGGGTTGTCGGACAGTCCGCAAAGGTAGTCGGTGGTCACGCCGTAGTATTCAGCGAGGCGGGCAAGCATGGCGGCGGACGGTTCGTTCAGACCACGTTCGTACCCGCTTAATTGAGCGTTCTGGATTCCAATACCTTCTGCGGCAGCTCGTTGGCTGACGCCTTTTTTTTTGCGCAATTCTACAAGACGTTCCGACAAAACCATATATTTACACCACACTTTTTTTCTTTCACCCTCTTGACAAATAGAACTGAAAGAAATATAATACAGACGTGAAATAAAATTATTTTGACATATGGAGGTGGCACGATGGCTAACCGCTTGCGTGAGTTTCGCAAGAATCAGGGCATGACGCAAATGCAGATTGCAGACGTGCTCAGATGTCAGCAGACCCTTGTATCTCAGTATGAGAGGGGTGTACATACACCGTCACTGCATAACGCTATCCGCCTTGCCCGTGCGCTTGGCACGACGGTCGAAGAACTCTTCGGGGGCGAGGTCGATGGCTGAGAAGCTGCGGCATTTTCTCCACGTCGCCGGGGTGCAAGGAATCAGCGTCGCCGCGCTGTCCGAAAAGTCGGGTATCTCGAAGCCGACTATTTACCGATACGCCAACGGACAGGGAAGTCCAACTGTTGACGCGATGAAGCGCATTGCGAAAGCCCTCGGATGCACAGTCAGAGAGGCGTTTCCTGAGGTTTACAGCGAGAAGGTGGACGTGCCGACAGTCAACATCACGGACACGCAGCCTATCAGCACGGCAAAGCTGGCGATGCAGTACGGCATGTCAACACGCGAGTTTAATCAGGCGCTGTTCCGCGCTGGCATCCAGATACAGCGCTCCGATGGCACTTGGGTGGTCGCCGGGAACTATGCCGATATGGCGACTTACAAGCCCGTTAAAACGGAGAAAGGCACTGTGCGACTGTTCGCAATGTGGACGCTGACGGCGCGAAAGGTGATTCAGTCCTTGCTGGAGGAGCAAGGGATAGTTCCGACGGACGGCGTGAACGTGGGGTCATCGGAGCGCCCGACAAGATAGTCGAGCGACACGCCGTAGAAGTCGGCAATGCGGACAAGTGCCGAAAGCGTCGGTTCGCTGCATCCAGACTTGTAAAGCTGGTACGCGCGAACAGTAATCCCTGCTGCCTCTGCAATCTGCGCATTGCGATAGTCAAAAAACGTCTGCAAGTCGCAGAGACGAGAGCGAAAGTCAGACAAAAACAATCACCAACTTTCAGAAATCGCTTGACGTGAAGAATAATTCGTGCTATAATGAGCATGAAGAATACTTCATGGAAGGAGTGGAGATGCAGAATGTTCAGCTTGTCAATGCGCGGAAAGCCTCGAATATGACGCAAGTCGAGGTTGCAAGCCGCTGCGGGGTTACAGTTCGCGCATATCAGCACTACGAAGCAGGACAGCAAACCCCCAGCGTTACGACAGCGATTCGCATTGCCGACGCGCTGGGGGTGGAAGACATCAGGGCGCTGTTTTGCTAACGGGTATCACTTGCTAAGATACAAGCAAGTCATATCTTGTCCGGGCTGACAGGAGGCGTAGAAAAACAGATTGCCATCGTCATCGAGGAAAACGAGCGAGTAGTTCAATGTGTCGAAGTCGGCAAGTTGGGAGAAGTCGTCGAGGTAATCTTGCGTCAAAGTTACCTTCGCTGCTTTGCCCTTGTAACCGGCGAACATATCGGCAACATACGCGCCGTTCATCTTCACCATGTAAGCCTTATCCTTCTTGCTGTAATAATAGCCGACGTAGCCGTCCTTCTTTCCGTACACTTCGACGACTTTTGCGAGGAAATCGGCATCCGCGCCCCAAGAGACGTAAACGTTAGAATCAGCGTCAATCGGAACGTCAAAATCCTCATGGACGGTTTCGCCGCTCTTGTTGCTGAACTCACAGTATACGTCGCCGGTAAAGTCGCTCTTTGTGCAGAAGCTCAGCTTGAGATAATAGCCACTTGCCCAATGGCTCACAGTCTCAGCAGCAGTTTCAAAAATGCGCGTGTAGGAATCAACCATGGAAGCGTATTCCGCAACGTCGCACGTCTTGAGCGTCGAGAATACCGGGTGGTAGCATTTAACCTCTATGCACTTTTCCGCCGTATCAGCGGAAAGCGAATAGTAATAGCCATCATCCGAATGGTCGCCGAACGGAGACATTTGCAGAAAGCGAATGACGAAAGCTTCGTCATCGGTCAGCGCCAGCGCGGGGACGCAGGAAGCCATCAGGCAGCAGAGAACCAGCAGAACGGAAACAAACTTCTTCATCGTGATGATACCCCTTTCGTGTTTTGGAGGTGTGAACGTGTATCAGAGAAAACGGTACTTGAAGCGTCGGATTGAAGACTTGCAAGCAAAAGTCGAGACGCTTGAACGGGAGAACTTCGCGCTTCGCAAGGAAACGTACATGAGCTCTGGCTTGTTAAAGAGTAACCCGCTCTTGAGCTGGTACGGCAAGGAGTTGTGCCTTGCGTTCGGGCGAATCCTCGTTGCTCCGCGCTATATGAAGCTGGACTTCGACCAGTACAGCAAGTATATGCGCGATGTGCTGGACTACCTGAAAGAAATCAGGCTACTTGAAGAGAGCTATCAGCGAGAGAATCAAGCTGACGGCGGAGATGCCGACGGGAAGCAGGAAGCGCAAGCAACTTGATTTGTACTGCTCCATTTCATCCAGCGCGTGACGGTTCAGCTCCGGCACATAATCCGGCGGACGTGCATCAAGGTCGGATGGGTGCGGCGGCGGTGGCGTCAAGAAGTCGGACGAACGCAACCGCGCAAGCTGTTCCGCCGAAAGCTGTTTGCCGCGCTGAAAGTCGCGGCAGAGACGATATTCCGATTCAAGCAAGGCATACTCACCACCTTTCACGCATACGATAAGAGCAGGGAGGTGAATCCGATGTACCACGTCAACCCGCCAGACATCGAGAACCGGGTGAAGTACGCCATCACGACGCGGCGGACGCGAAAAAGGCTTTAAACGGAAGCAACGTCTAATTCGCACAAAAACGCCCTCAGAATCGCTTGCACGTCGGGGCTGGTATTTCCTCACCTGACGGGCTGGAAGCGCTCAGGACGCCGTTTTTGTCCTTGTAGAGCGTGTGTCCGACGCAAACGCGCATCAGGAGCGGGATTTGATGAACTCGATGTACTTCATCACATCCGCACGCTGGAGCGCGGAAAGAGACTTCACCTGTTCTACCAGTGGGTCGAAGTCGGGCGGCGAGAACGCGTTCTCATTACGCCCAACGAGCGTATCGAGCGAAACGCCGAGGACATCCGCGATTGCGAGAAGCCGCGTCGGAACGGGGTTGCTTCTTCCAGATTCATAGTTCTGGATTGTAATCTCTGCGACATTGGCGCGTTCTGCAAGCTGTTGCTGGCTCAGCCCGTTCGAGAGCCGAAGCGCAAGCAGAATTTCCGGGAACGGCACGGTGCATCACCTCACTTGCGCGGGTTCGCCCGGACATAGCGAGCGTACCGCATGACTTCTTCCCGGTCTGACGGAGCAAGCGCGGAAATCTCCAAGTAGAGCGTGTCCGTCTCTTTGGGAGACGGCGCACCGTCACTGCCGGAAAGATAGTCAACCGTTACGCCGAGCAAGTCCGCCATCTTGCAAAGAAGCTCGACACTTGGCGAACGATTTGCCTTTTGGAGCATCGACAACGCACCTGGAGTGATGCCACAGGAATCAGCAAACGCCGCGTTTGTAATGCCAGCTTCTTTACACAGATTAGTCAGTCGAGAAGCAAAAATTTCGCGTGAAAACATGGTTTACCCCTTGACATTCACGCAAAGTGAATGTATAATGTTATCAGAGGTAAGTCAAGAAATTACCTCAAGCAAGAAGGGAGAGCAATGTACAGGCAACTGAAACGGATGCGCGAAGCAAACGGTTGGTCGCGCGAGAGCGTTGCGCAGCGTGTCGGTGTGAATGTACCAATGCTGTGCATGATTGAGACTGGGAAGCGTGACACGTCCTACAAAGTGTTGGTAGCGCTGGAGGACGTATTTCACACTTCCCACCGAGAACTATTACGAGAGGAGTGACACGGAGATGCCACACGCAGACCCGGCAGGATTCGTCCTTTTGGGCTTGAGCATCGCACTCATCGCCGCGCTATGGCTGATTAACGAGGTAGCAACCTACATCAGCGTAGAACGCGAGGGACGACGCGAAAACAGAATCCTGCACAAGTAGTCTATCACGGGGAAGGGTGGAAAATCAAACACCCCCTCCCGAAGAAGAAAGAAAATCAATTTTTTTTAGCGGAAAACTTGACCGCTGGGCAAGTCAAGGAAAGGAGAAACGTTGGTAAACATTAGAAACCTTGCAGAAAGCAGGGGGTTGAAGATGGCGGACATTGCGCGAATCACGGGGATTTCGGAATCAATGCTTTCGCGGATTGCGAATGGTGAACGCAACGTTACGCCGAAAGTTGCAAAAAGCATTGCGCCGACTTTGGGCGTGGACTGGTGGACACTTATCGACTGATAGCGCAAAAAGCGCAAAGATAGAAAGGGGTATCACAATGGAAAAGGATGCTATCAAGTTGCAAATTGCAAACCAGCGCGGTTGCGTATCGCGCGGGGACGCGAACAAGACGATTTTCGCCATCCGCCAGAGCGCGAAGAAGCTGAAAGCCATGACGCGCGACGAGTTCGCGAGGCTGGGGGGCTGGGACGATATCAACAAAGCATACGGCACGTATGAAGCCGTGATGGAAGCCCTGCTGTTGGCGGTTGAGCATGAGTTGGACAAGATGGCGGATGCCGTCTAAGGGAGGGAAAAGAAAATGAAAATCCTGAATCTTGAGAAAATCGTGCCGGACGCGGAAGCCCGAAAGGAACTCTTTGAGCAGCACATGATGGAAACCACGCTTCGGCTCAACGCGCCGCGCATCATCCGCGCACTCGACAACGCTTGCGACAGCAAGCGCACCGCCGACCGCATTTGGAAGATTATCTGGATGGACGTTCGGAGCGGGAAGGTGAAGGACTACGGAGCATTTCAGAAGGTTTTCCCCGGCGAATTTGATGCCTACGTTGCATACGGCGACATCATGAATAAGCTGCTTGAAGAAATCAGCGACAAGATGGGGGCGCTTTGGAATGACTGACTTCCAGCGTGCAACCGGGATAACGATGCAGCCGGAGGAAGGCGAGGGGCTGCGGTGGTGTCCCATCGACGCGGTAATCGTAAAGCAGATTCGCAACCATCTGGGAGACAGTGCCGCAATGCGCATCGTCTACGACGCAGTTTGTAACATGGCGGGCATCAACACGCCGGACGACATTACAAAGTTGACGTTTGAGCGAGCGTATAGCCGCGCACTGTCCGAGACGGGGCGGTATCAGGCGGGAGAGATTGACGCACAGGGCAATTTCATCGCGGAGGTAATCGCGACGGCTTTCGCCCTTGCGCCTAATGAAATAATAACACAGAAGGCGGTGAAGTAAATGACCGAATTTGGAGGGAATGAGCTGCGGAAAGCACGGGAAAATGCGGGAATCCGGCAGTGGCAGATTGCAAGCGAAATCGGCGTTTGTGAAGCACTCGTCGGGCGCTGGGAGCGTGGCGAAGCGTTCCCGTCGCCGGACGACGTTGACCGACTGGAAATCGCCTACAAAGCGCCAGGATTGTGGCATAAGTGGATGTTATCAAACTGCGATAGCTACCGCCGCCATTATCGCGGCGTAGATGAGACAACGACGGCGGGGAGCGTTCTCCGAGGACGGTTCGCGATTGAGGACGTGATGGGATTGCAAAGTGCAATTGAGCGCGACGTATCGGAGGACGGGCGCATTGACAACCCGATAAATCGCGATAAGTACGAGGAAGTCCTGCGAAAGGCAATCGCCTGTATGACCGACACACTTGCGAGAATCGAGAAAAGGAGTGGCGCGAAATGACGCAGTACCTCAACACCGAGCGCGTCGCCGAAATTCTCTGCATCAGCAAGGAGAGTGCCAGGAAATTCATGCGCGAGATGCCGCACATCTGCATCGGCGGCAAGGCGCACGAAACCATCCGCGTCACTGTCAGCGATTTTGAGCAGGAGATGGAGCGCCGAAAGCGTTACCCGACGCAGGAGCAGGAGAACGAGGTCATCCGCCAGCGCAAGAAGCGCAACGACCTTGTGGCGCGCGGACTGATGAACCCTGATGGCACAATTGCCCGGAGACGGGCATAAAAAAAGCGCCCGTGCCGCGGGTACAAAGCGCGAACACGAGCAGACAGAAAGGGTAAGTGGCGGTTAAGCCACTTACAGTCTAACACAAAAACGAAAGGAAGTCAACATATATGGAGCAGTTTATCAGCGAAATCGAGGAAAACGAGCAGGAAGAACGCGCGGGTTTTGTCATCGACAACGACCAGAAGGCGGACTGGGCGGTTCGCCGCATCGCAGAGCTGGAAGCCGACACGCAGAAATGGAAGGACTACTACAAGGCGCAGAGTGAGCGCGTGGCGCAGTCCAACCAGCAGAGCATTGACTACTTCACCGCCCTGCTGGAAAGCTACTTCGACACCGTTCCGCACAAGGCGACGAAAACCAGCGAGAAGTACAAGCTGCCGAGCGGCATCCTTGTCCGCAAGGCGCAAGCGCCGGAGTACGAGCGCGACGATGCGCAAATTATCGCGTGGTGTGCCGAGAATGCGCCGTCCTGCGTGGAGAACGTGCCGAAGCTGAAATGGACGGCGCTGAAAGGGCTGCTTGTAGAAAACAACAGGCAGGCAATTGATGAAATTACGGGCGAAGTCGTTCCCGGCATCAAGATTATTCCGCGCGACCCGGTTTTCGCGGTGCAGAAGGGGTGAGGCAAATGGCAAGACGCTGCTGCCTGTGCGGGGCATATCTGGATAGCGGGGAGCGCTGCGACTGCGGATGCAGCCAAACGGACGAAGTGCCGCGAGGGTGCAGGAAGCCCGTGCGAAGGGTTGATGAAGCCAGCCGCACGGGAGAGGATTGGCGCTGGGAGAAGTACATAAACGAGCAGTATCAGCGATGGTACGAGTGCTGACAGGAGGAACGAGCATGGAAAACGGGCAGATTTACGCCGCAATTAGCGCGGCGATGGCGGACATCGGGGCAATCAGCAAGGACAAATACAGCAAAGAGATAGGCTATAAATTTCGTGGCATCGACGATGTCATGAACGCACTAAAGCCAGTGCTAACCAAAAACAAGATTTTCACCGTTCCGCAGGTGTTGGAGCAAACACGCGAAGAGAGGGTAACGGTGAAGGGTGTAAAGCTGCGGTACAGTCTGCTGAAAATCGCGTTCCGCTTCTACACCACCGACGGTAGCTTTGTCGAGGCGGTAACGCTGGGCGAGGGCATGGACAGCGGCGACAAGGCAAGCAATAAGGCGATGGCAATTGCCTATAAGTACGCGCTGTTCCAGGTGTTCTGCATCCCGACCGAGGAAATGACCGACCCGGACGGTGAAAGCTACGAGACAAAGCACGAGCCGCCGAAGAAGCCGGAGCAGCCGAAGCCGCAGAGCAAGCCGGCAGAGAACCCGGCAGAAACGCCGACGAACTACATCATGCGCGAATGCAGCAACATCGGCATGGATATGCAGGAGTTGGGCAGAGTTCGCGCCGCGCTTGTGGAAGAAAACATCGTCCGCAACATCCCGACGAAAGAGATGACGATGGCGGACGCAAAGGCGCTGATGGACGCGGTGAAAGCTAATTTCCGGGAGGCGTCATGATGAATAGGGCAGAACGCAGGAAAGCGGCGCGGGACATGACCCACGCCACGCAGAGCATCATGAGGGCGCGGGGAGGCTACGAACGCGAGTATGAGCGCGGAGCGAAGGACGCGGAACGCCACGCAATCAAGATGATTTTCGCCGGAATGTGCCTTGCGATGAAAGAGGAGTTCGGGTTTGGCGCACAGCGGATTCATCGGATGCTGACGGCGACGCAAAAGTATCTGCAACCCGGCGCGTACTTCACAACGGCAGAATTGATTGATGAGGTGTTGGAGAAGACGGGCATCAGGCTGGATTTCGATGACCCGTTTGACATGGTGGAGCGAATTGAGAAAGGGGAAAGGCAATGAATGTAGTCAGCAACGTGGAAATCATGGGGCTTGCGTCGAGCGTAAAGGCAAGCCGCTATCCGATGGCAACCGACACGGAGAATTGCAGCGCGGAAGTCACAGAGCGGACGATGGCGCTTGCAAACTGCCAGACGGGGAGCGGACACGACCAGTTTTTGACGGGAATCGTCGTGCAGTTTGACCTCACGTTCACCGTCAAGGCGTGGGTGGAAGCGGAACGGTATCATTTTCTGGACTTCGTTTCGAGCCAGTCCACAATGCACCGAATTATGAGCATGGACATCGACAAGCAATGTATCGACTATGTGCGCCGGGAAACAATCGAGCTTGTGGAGAAGCTGATTGCGGAGTACAAGGAAGCCCCCACGCCGGAACGGTATCTTGCAGTCCTCTACAACGTGCCTGTTGGCTTGCGGCTGACGGCGCGGATGACAACCAACTACCGGCAGCTTAAAACCATCTACCAGCAGCGTGGAAACCACCGTCTGCCGGAATGGAGGGCGTTCTGCGCATGGATTGAGACGCTGCCGAGGGCGGAATTTATCACAGGGAGAGCAAAGGAGGTATAAAGGCGTGAACGAAGAGGCAAAGGCAGCAAGGCGTGAATACTACCGTGCGTATTACAGAACGCATAAACAAGAGCTGCAAAAACACAAGGAACGCTATTGGGAGAAATATGTCCAACGCGCAAAGCAGACGAAAACAACCAAAGATGGAGACCGAACGCATTGCCCATATTGCGGAGCAAGCCTCAAAGAAGAGCCGAATCGCCTATTGTCTATTGAAGAAATAAAGGATTCGGATGATAAAATCATATGGATTGAAATGGCTTATATAGATGGACGAAAAATACCATATCTCAGAAAAGGGCTGCTGTACACGGTAAGAGACTATGGAGTAATAGAGATTTTGAGCGAATCTGTTAAAGTCGGCGGTTATATAGCGGATATAATACGATTAGATACGAGACTTAACAATCTGACGTGGCGTTGTTGGTTACGCAAGCCAACAGATGAAGAGAGAGAAGCAATGCTGTGGGAGGAGGAAAGCAACAATGCCGACTAAGCAGCGAAACCGCGTTCTGACGTTTGCCGAAGCAATCACGCAGAACCAAAAGACGGCGCGTGTTTGGGTGGAACTGCGCTACAATATTCCAATCTGCGCGTATTTCCTCGTGCGCACAAACAAAACGTGCCGAGTGATTCCGTACAATCTTGGTATTGGCAGCTTCGTCGTCGGAGAAGAGGACTACGGCACAAAGTGGCGGTGCTGGGAAAAAGAGCCGACACGAGAAGAAACCAAACGCGAGCCGTGGAGTGCGCCATGATTGCGACAGTCGGCAAAGTCATCGAGAAACCGGGCAGCCTGACAATCCAGACTGCCCGCCCCGATGCGGAAAACCTATCCGATACAGTCACCGTGCTATGGCAGGATTGCCGCACGATTAGTCCAGAGCAACGACGTAAGGCGTGGGCGCTGATTGGCGAGATAGCCGCCGCGACGGGATACCTCGGACAGGGGGACAAAAGCGACCTCAACACAATGCTCAAGGCGGAGTTTCTGCGAGCGCGAATTGATAAGCTACAAGCGGAGGCAATCAAGGCATTCAGCCTGTCCGACGTGGATATGACAACCGCACGGCTCTATATTGATTGGCTTGTTGAGTTCTGCGTGGTAAACGACATCCAAACAAAACAGCCGCTTGTGGAGTACGCGGAGGACATTGGCGCGTATATCTATGCTTGCGTGATGCACAAGCAATGCGCCGTCTGCGGACGCAGACCGTCAGAACTCCATCACTGGGAGCGCGTCGGAATGGGCGCAGACCGAACGGAAATCAATCATATCGGGCTGACTTGCGAACCGCTTTGCCGGGTACATCACACGGAGTGCCACACGATGGCACAGGCGGAGTTCGACGAGAAGTACCACATTCAGCCCGTTAAAATCGACGAAAAAATAGCTAAGCTGTATAAGCTTGGGAGGAAAAGCAATGAACAAGCTGACAATCATCGGAAATCTGACGCGCGACGTTGAGTTGCGCACAACGCAGAGCGGCAAGAGCGTCGCCAATTTCACGGTTGCGGTCAATCGCCGCGCGAAACCGGGCGAAAAGGCGGAAGCAGACTTTTTTCGGGTATCTGTCTGGGATAAGCAAGCGGAAACGTGCCAAAAGTATCTTGCCAAGGGACGCAAGGTGTGTGTGATTGGCAGCGTCAGCGTCAGCACATACAACGCCAACGACGGAAGCACACGCGCGACGCTGGAAGTTTTCGCGCAGGATGTTGAGTTTTTGGACAGCGCGAAACAGGATGCACCGCAGACAGCGCACGAGGCGGCTCAACCGCCCGCGCCGCAGTACACCCCGGTATACAACGAGGATTTGCCGTTCTAACGGCGGCTGATTGAGGTAGCAAATGGCGAAGGTAAAGTATGTGCCGATACCGCTCGATATGGCTGACGACATCGAAGAACTGTCCGACGAGGAAATCGGGCTTGTTGTCAGGGCGTACCTGCAATATGGAAGGAGCGGAGAAACGGCTGAAATGCCGCGTACAATCAAGTACCTTTATAACGCACTTGTCCGTGAACTGGACAGAGCGAGCGAGGGATATGAGAAAAAAGTTGCGGCTGGCAAATCAGGTGGGCGTGGTCGCCCAAAGAAAGAACTGCCCGAAGAAATCCAGCAGCCAGAACAGGCACAGCTCAACCCCAAACAAGAGCAGAAACCAGAAGTGCACACCCCTGCACCCTTCATCAGCGACGAAGCAGCCGCAGAAATCCAGCAAGGCACAAACGAGGTGCTGGACGAAGCGAAACGGCAAGGATTCCCCGACACGACGGCGACGATGGAGACGCTCAACCAGCTTGTAGCAGACAACAGCGCGGAAGAAGTGCTGGAATGCGTGAAAATCGCCGGAGAATCTGGGAAGCATAACATCCGATACCTCAAGGGTGTAATCAATGGACGCGCGAAAGAGAAACAGGAGAAAGAGCGACGAGAGCAAGCGCGGATTGAGGCGGAAAAGCACCCGATAAGGTTTATCAACAGCACGGATGAAATTGAAGTACACGAACCGCCGAAAGTCAAACAAAGAGATGTATTTATGAATAGCGTTGGGTATCCAGAGGTACGGACGAAGTTGGAAGAAATAGCGAGAAAATGGAGTAGTTAAAGATGGACGCATACATCAATGAGGACGCGGAAAAGAGCCTGATTGGACTTGCAATGCAAGACGCAATCGTGGCGCAAGAGGTTGCCGCACTGCCTGATGCACTCTTTGGCTTAAAGCAGATGCAAGCCTGTCAGCGCGGAATCATGCGACTTGTGAAGCAGGGGAAACAAGTTGACCTTGTGACGCTGGATGCAGAAGTGCAATGCGACTTCCAAGATACCGCCCTCTTGATGCAATGCGTACAAATGGGCATTTCGCCCGTCATGTCGCGGCAGTACATAGCGATTTTGGCGGAGTGCGCGAAACGCCGCGAACTGGCGACGCTGGCGCGAAAAATCCTGCAAGATGTAGGAAATCCGGGCGTGTCGGTTGCAGCGCTGCAAGCGGATTGCGCAGCGGCGGCACAGTCGTCAACCGCTATCAACGACGGGGTGACGATGCACGAAGCGTCGCTCATGCTTGCGAATTCTTTCGACAAGAAGGATGGCGTAACTTGCGGAATCGCAGACCTTGACGTGATGCTGGGCGGTTTCAAGCCGGGACAGCTAATCTATATCGGCGCACGTCCCGGCGTTGGCAAAACGTCACTTGCTATCTGCATGGCGAAGTACGTTGCGGAACACGGTGGCGGTGTGCTGCTCGTGTCGCTGGAGATGAACCCGGTGGAGATTGCAGCGCGATTCATGGCGAACGAATCAGGCGTAGACTTGCAGAAAATCTCCACAGGCAAGATGGAATTAGAGGATTTCGCGCAGATTTCGCCCTGCTATCAGGCGCTTGCAGATTTACCAGTCACAATCGAAGAAAGAGCGGTCACGCCCTTGCAAATCCGCAACGCGGCAGCAAAAATGAAGGCAAGCAAGCAGGGGTTGAGCCTGATTGTAGTTGACTACATCCAGCTCATGCGAGCCGATGAGAAGTGCGGAAACCGCACGGAGGAAGTCACGCAAATCAGCCGCGAATTGAAGCTGATGGCGATGGATTTTGGCGTTCCGCTGCTGTGCATGACGCAGTTCAACCGCGAAAGCGAGAAGGGGTTTGGCAAGTCGGCAAAAAGCGAGCCGGATATGTCACAAGCGCGAGACAGCGGCGCGATTGAGCAGGACGCGAACGTGTTTCTCATCCTGCACGAGCCGGAAGAGCCGCAGGACGAGAACAGCGACAGATGGCAGATGTACCACAATTGTCAAGCGAACGGTTTGACGTGGCAGACGTGCCGAATCAGGAAGAACAGAAACGGCGCAACGGGGCTTGTTCATCTTGGCTTCGACAAGCCGCATATGCGATATACTTGCCTAAAAAAGGAATAGGAGGATGGAAGTCATGCACAAAATCATCATTTTGGAAAGCGAACAGTTTGGAAACATCCGAGTGTTCGTCGAAGAGGGAGGACCAAGACTGTGGTTTGTGACGATTGACATTTGTCGAGCGCTGGACATCGACCCAACAGCGACGCGCCGCCTTGATAAGGACGAAAGAGTTACAGTGCGTTTAACGCATACCAGCTCGGACGGAACGTTCCAAGAACGCAAATTGGCTTGCGTCAGCGAAAGCGGTCTGTATGCTCTCGTTCTCGGTAGCAGCAAGCCCGAAGCAAAAACCTTTAAGAGCTGGATTACGCAAGAGGTCTCTGCTATATCAAAAAGTTTAGGATGGGAGCGGGCGTAATGCGAGTAAAACCAAAACCTTGCCCGAATTGCGGGGGCAAGTACGTAGAAATGTGTTGTAAATTCTTCGACGGTAACGGTTTTGAGGTAAGATGCTTGGACTGTGGCTATATCGGTGAGTTCGGGAAAACAAGAGCCGCAGCCGTGAGAGCGTGGAATAACGACGAAAGGAGAAAGAAGAATGCAGGATTATAAACTGAAACCGTGCCCGTTCTGCGGGGGACGAAAAATCGAACTGGTAGAACCTGAGTATTTTTTCGGCAGTTGGTTTTGCGAATGCGCTACGTGTAGACAAGCCATTGCAGCAGGAAAAACGGCAGAGGAAGAACAAAAAAAGAATGGAGGGGACGGAAATGAGTGAGAAAAAGCCGATGCCGAAATGCCCGTACTGCGGATGGGAAATGCAACATCATTTTGATTATCCAATGAAGTATTGCGATGTGCAGTTTTATTGTAAACACTGCAATGCAATGTCTCCGAGTGCAAGAGGCTGTCAGACAAGCACGGAAAGTGTCGAAAAGGCATTAGAAGAAGCCTATGAGAAGGCTATGAAACGGTATGAAGAGCCTAACCGGGTGCTGACGCTGGAAGAATTGCAAACGTATATCGGTTACGCTTGGTATGAAGGAGACCATAAGTGGTATCACAGCAGCTTTGACTACCCGGTCTGGATTCAAGATGGCAGGTACAACTACGAAGGAGATTTGTACGATATACCTGATGTGGAAGGACGCTTCTGGCTGCGGAAGCCGACGAAGGCAGAATTGGACGCGAAAAGGGAGGACGAAGATGAAAGATAACAAAAACCGGGTACTGACACTTGCGGAATTGGCAATCAGCGCAGAAACGCTCGTATGGATTGAAGATAACAACGGGGACGACGAGCCGTGCGTCCGTGCGCGAATGTTAACGTACTGGGAACCTAAAAGCCATCGCATATATTTCGACGGCGGACGCACATGGTACGCCGATTATACATACGGCGAGACGTGGCGCTGCTGGTTGAGGAATCCGACGGAGCAGCAGATGAGGGACACGCCGTGGGAGGAAAGCAAAAATGAAGTATGAGTTCACTGGCGAAGTGAAATACATCGGCCGTAAGATATTGCATCGAATCCGCGCAGTGCGAGACATCCCGGAATACGAGATTAAAAGCGGCGACATGGGAGGATGGCTCGAAACAGAGAAAAATCTTTCACATAACGGCTCAGCGTGGGTGACGGATTCTGCGGTGGTGATGGACGCGGCGTTCGTGACGGGAGATGCGCGTGTGATGGATTCTGCGTTGGTGATGGGAAATGCGCGTGTGATGGGCGCGGCGCGGGTGATGGACGAGGCGTTCGTGACGGGAGATGCGCGTGTGACGGATTCTGCGCGGGTGACGGGTTTGCCGCTGGTGGCTGGAAATGCGTTGGTGATGGAAAATGCGCGTGTAATGGGCGTGGCGCGGGTGACGGGCGCAGCGTGCGTAAGGGGCGCAGCGTGCGTAAGGGGCGCAGCGTGGGTGACGGGAAATGCGCATATAATGAACTCGGCTGATTACATCACCATCAATACAATCAAAAACTGTGACGATACAACCACCTTTTATCGCGGCGCAGATGGGGGAATATATGTCGCCTGCGGACGCTTCAGCGGCTCAATTGACGACTTCGCCGCAAAAGTCAAGCAAGTCCATGCCGGGACAAAGCACGAAAGGACGTACCTGTTGGCAATCGAACTGGCAAAGGCGCAGATTGCGACGGAGGAGGAAAATGATGGCTGACCGAAAAATCACGGCTATGCACCGAGTATACGGGCAAGACGATGCGCATAAGTGCGCGGATTGCTTGAACCTCTGCATCTATGTAACGTCGAGCCATACGCAATATAAGTGCATGGCGTACGGAGCGAGCGCTTCCGCGGCGACTGACTGGGCGAAGCGCTGGACAGCTTGTGGATTGCACGGAAAAACGCTTGCGATTGACCATGTGCCGCTCATGAAGCGCCTAAAACCTGCGAGGCGGCAGGAAGAGCCGCTTGATGGGCAGATGACATTCTTGGAAACGGAGGATGGAAGCTGATGAAAACTGTGACGCTGCCCGCGGCGGTGATTTTCGGCACGATGATTGGTCTGGGGCTGACGGGCTTCCTGCTGGCGAAGGAAACGCGCCCGTGGTACATTTACATTCTGCTGGCGCTCGTCAACTGTATCATTTCGATTCTTGTGTACGCCGGAACGGATACGCTTGCCGCGTGGTTATGGGGATGACAATGACGGTTATCGGTCTGCTGTGTCTGCTGGCGGCTACGGTGTGCGTGGCTTGCGCATTTATCAACAAGGAGTGATGATGGTTGTGAAAGAATTGCAAGATGAAATTGTAACGGTTGTGTTCTCCGAGCTTCTCCGAGCGCAAAAAGAGCATGGAGAAACGTTCAACTCCATGCCGGAGGCGTTCTCCGTCATCTGGGAGGAAATCGAGGAAGCGAATGAAGAGATGCAGCGCGTTCGGCAAAAGGCGAATGACGTGTGGCTGGCAAATCGACGGGACGATGCAGACGCGTTTCGGATGTGCGCGAGCAAAACAGCGGCGGCAGCTACACTGCTGGCTTGCGAAGCTGTGCAGGTTGCCGCTATGTGCATCAAGGCGCAGAAAGGAGGTGCAGCATGGTCGAAAAGCAAGATTGGCTGAACGCATTGACAATCTGCCCGGTTTGTAACGCAGTAATGAAACGATACACTACGATTGATGTGCAAGGAGGCGCATGGGTAAAATGTACAAATCCAAAGTGCGGACTACACGGCGTTCTATTTATGCCGATATAATCCCGACGGAGGATGAAGAGCAGGAAGCCCTTTTCCGCTGGGCAGATGCTCAAAGCGCAACGAAGCCGTGGCTGAAAGGGATGTTCGCCATCCCGAACGGCGGTTATCGCGCCAAAGCAACCGCCGCAAGAATGAAGCGAACCGGGACGCGTGCAGGAGTGCCGGACATCTTCCTGCCTGTCTCCAACGGGCGCGAACACGGGCTTTTCATCGAGATGAAGCGGCGCAAGGGCGGGACGGTATCGTCATCGCAGAAGGTGCGCATGAAGATGCTGACTGCCGAGGGTTACCGTTGCGTTGTGGCAAAGGGCTGCCAAGAAGCGATTGACGCAATTATGCGATACATGGACGGAGAGTGAGACAATGGTGGACACAGACGAAATCCGTTACTCCTTTTGGCTTGAGAAAGAGCTGGAAAAGAACGTCAAGCGGCTTGCAGGGAACGTTTCGCGCGGATGCAAAAGCCGCCACGATGCCTACAAAGTCAGGGCGACGCAGGACGCAATCAGGCGGCTAAACGGCGAGAAGGAGGCAAACGGAGCAATCGAGAAGGTACAAGATATGCTGTACACGGAGCTAATGAGCGGACAGATTCGCCCTGCGCTGTATACAGCTATCGTTAAGGCGTTTGAAGGGGTAAAATAATCGTTGGGCGGTTTGCGGGAGGGGAAAATGGTTGACTTAAAGCGGATGCGGTATCTCATCAGGCGGTATCCTATGGCTTGCTTGCGAGCAGAACAGGCGCGAATCCGGGCGCAGAAGCTGACGCGGACAATCAGCGACGCGCCGCGCGGGGGCGGAAGTATGAACAGCACGGAGGAAGGGCTGCTGTATCGCATCGAGGCACTGGAACGCAAGAAAGCAATCTGGGACGAGTTGTGCAGGATGCGCGAAGAGCTTGCGCCGCTGGTGGATGCGCTGGAAAGTCCGCTGGAAGTGCAGTGCATGAGAATGCGGTATCTGGAGGGAAGGAGCGTCCGGGAAATCAGCTACAATCTGGCGTATTCCGAGCAGCATGTTTTTCGCGTGATTGGTAACGCGGAGCGGAAAATCCAGAGCGCGGAATAAGGTGGTCGCGCATCGAAAGGTGCGCGATTTTCTTTGCAAAAAATCTCAAAAAAATGTGATTTACCCCTTGACATATACGACAGTATATGTTATAATAATTAGTGTCAAGGGGGCGGTACAAAATAAAGCACCCAGACAGAAAGAGGTAACGATTATGGGCTTTTTGAATAATATGTTTGGCGACTTGGGCATCCATCGCATTTCTAATAACTACTTCTCGATGAGCCATATAAACGAGGACGGGACGAAAATCATTGTCCGTGTCGATAGGGGACAGGTGTTCAAGACAAAGTACGGTTACGGATTGATTCTCGACCAAAATCATGTTCAGTTTTTGAAGTCATGGGCGGTCAACGATAACTGGTACGGAATGTATATCATGCTGGATAAGCAGTATTTTACCCCGAAAGAATGGGGTGAGTTCGAGGACTATCCGGTAGAAAAAGAAAATCTTGACTTTGAAACATGGGTAAAAACTGCAAAAGAACAGGAGAATATGGCAAAGAAAGACCGCATAAATTTTCAAGTTTACTGGCGTTAAGTAAAAGAAATGGGAGGAGTAAAGCATATGATTGATACCCAAAAGGCGCGAAAAGCACTGACGGAAAATGAAACAACCGTCATAAATTACCTAAACAAGCACGGCATTGATGGCGAATTGACCGTGCAGACCTGCACACGGACGAAGTTCACCATTCGGCGCAGCGACGGCGAAGAAATCACGTTCAACCTTCCTGCGCGTCTCTATCGCGCTGGTTATCCAAACATCAATTCTTATCTCGCGACAGTCCGAGACCTCATCCAGCCGCCGAAGAGGCGCGAGCCAAACGAAGTTTCCGAGGAAGAAATCGCGCGATACATGCCGGGAAAATGGTCGCCGGACTACATTGCCGCTATTATCGCCTATGTTAAGCGAGTAAAAAAAGTCGGTATGATACTGTACATCGTGTCGGAGTACGACATCGAGGCGCAGTCATGTTTTCGCGGTTCTCATGAAGACTTACTTCGCCTCGACAAATTCGACGGCTACGACCGTGCAGAAGAAAGTGGGCATCCTCTGCTGGTTACGGAGGACAAGGAAAAGGCAGAAAAACTTTTTGCCGGAAAAACATCAGGCTTCTACGGGCACGGAGGAATCGCATATAAGCATGGATTCTTTTACGGCGAATATCAAGTCAATGCGCCGGAAGATGAAGATGACACCATGCCGGAAATCGAATGTGTTGGTTCGTCGGACGCGCCAGTTGAAATCAACGTGTACCGCCGCGACAATGACGCGGATTGGGATGAAGAGGGCGAAGTCGTTGCAACCTTCTCCACCTACGCGGAAGCCTTCGCAGAACGCGATTTGTCCGCAACCTGTGACAGGGACAGCGAATACTACGTCCAATAAGAAGAGGATACAAAATGCGTAAAGAGTATTACCAAGGCGACGTGTCAGTCCGAGCGATGCGGAAGTATCGCGAAAAAGAAGGAATCAAGACGGTGCGCTTCGACGTTCGCGCTGGGAGCAAAGAGGCGCTGGAAGAAGAAGCAAAGCGCCGTGGTCTTTCGGTGGCGCAGCTAATCGTTGATTCCGTAAACGCCTATGTCGGGCGTGAGATAATTGCAAACAAAAAACAATAATAGAATGGGCGCATCCAATGGGGGTGCGCCTTTTTCGTTGCGAAAAAAGTTTGCAAAAATCGCAGAAAAAATGTGATTTACCCCTTGACATATACGGCAGTATATGCTATAATAATAGTGTCAGGAGGGCGGTACAAAAAATAAAGCCCCCGACAGAAAGAGGTAATGATTATGAAGACCATCAAGCTGAGCACCAAGGCGCTGGAAACCCTCAACCGCATCGGTGACTATCCCACCCGAAATTGGATTTACGTCCGTGATTATTATACTGGCAAGTACAAGCGCATCTCGAAAGCAGTGTTTGATGACCCGGCGACGGTTTGCTTTAAGATGCAGACCGAGTGGGAATACATCAAAGTCAAAGCGATAAAGTAAGACTTGTTCACACAATCCCGCCTAATCGCAACAAAATGCCGCCTGAGAGCCGCCGGAGCAATCAGGCGGCATTGCTGGCAATGGCAAAGGGCAAAAAACATATAGAAATAAAAAAATGAGAGTTATGAGAGTAATTTCCGTGCTATAATGTAAAATGTAAAAACAGCAAGAGAGTGAAAGGAGATGGGCGCGCGAATGTATGACCGACTTAGCTACAAAAGCGGGGCAGAGCTTTGTGAGCAAATGGCGCAAGAATGCGATACTGCGATTCTGGCGTTTTCCACCGGAAAGGATAGCATTGCCGCATGGTTACAAATGCGGCGCTATTTCAGAAAAATCGTACCTTATTATTGTTATGTTGTCCCCGGACTGTCGTTTGTTGAAGATAGCCTCAAATACTACGAAGATGTCTTCCAGACGAGGATTTATAGGTTACCACATAGAAGCCTGTATCGTTTTATGCGCTGTATGGTTTTTCAACCTCCGGAGCATGTGACAAAAATCGAAGCACTTAACCTTCCGGGCGAAGAGTATGATGACTTTATGGTAGGAGAGCTTGTCCGTCAGTGCGGACATCTTCCACCTGCTGCTTATGTCGGGACAGGCATCCGAATGGCGGATAGTCCGATGCGTAGAATTGGCATAATGACGCATGGAGCAATAAACCACAATCAGAAGAAGTTTTATCCGGTGTATGACTGGAAAAAAGAAGACCTGATTCGAGAAATTGACCGTGCGTGCGTGAAATTACCGATAGATTACCATATGTTTGGCAGAACATTTGACGGTTTGGACTACAGGTTTTTGAAGCCAATTAAGGAGCATTTCCCCGAAGATTACAAGCGAATTTTGGAATGGTATCCGCTTGCGGAACTTGAATTTTTTAGGAGGGGTGAACGAGATGGGGTATTGGGACAAGAAGAACGCGGCTAACAAGGTACAAGAAGAAAGCCAGCAAGAAGAAGACACTTTGGAGAACTTGGAGAAGGAAACACTTGAAGAACTCGGAGATGTGGAAAAATCATTCCGGGAGCGCATGAATGCCGAAAGTAAGCGCTTTCGCGATATGTGCGATACCGAATATTGGTTCTGCGTGTGTTTCACATCGCGGGAGCAGAAGGAAGAGTTCTTGAAAAAAATCGGGATGGAAACAGACGTGAAGTACATCGACGGGAAGGACATGGCGCGAGCATACCGAAAGGCAATCAAGACGCCAGACCTCGATTTTGCGAAGGTCAAGCCGTATGACAAAGAATATTGTAACCGTGCGCGTGATTTGTAAGCCGCGCACGGTTTACTATTGCAACAATGAAAGGAGGTGAAAAGCATGACTGCTATTCAGCGCCGCATCAATGCGGTTACTGGCGTTTCCGGCAGAGGGTCGCGTTCGCAAGCATCTCGTCGCGTCCGGAGCGCTATGCTTGCTCGTGCATCCAATACCTGATGCACAATAAGAGCAGGAGGTGAGAGAGATGGCAAGGCGCAGATACAGCAACGTTGCGGGGGGCGTGCAATTGTCCATGTTTGACATTATGACAAATGCAAGCAATGGGCGAACGCGCAGGACATCGGCAAGCAAACTGTCTGCAAGAGCATCGAACACCTAAACACAACAAAGGGGATTCCGCACATTTACGGAATCCCCTTTGTTGTACAGAAAAATAAGAAATATCGCGAAAGGTTGTGAGGCACGGTGGCGGGGAAAAGAGGGCGACCGAAACTTAATGTTGACCTTGAAGAAGTTCGCGAACTTGCCGCCGAAGGCAACACAGCCGAACAGATAGCAAGAGCGCTTGGATTCAATAAAAAGACACTTTTTTTGAGGAAGGACGTACATGAAGCATTTGCTGCTGGTCAGGCGGACTTATGCACGAATTTGCGGCACTGGCAATTGGAATGCGCCAAAAGTGGGAACGTGTCAATGCTCATATGGCTTGGTAGGCAGTATTTAGGGCAGAAAGACCACCCGGAACTTTACGAACAAGGGCAATTGAGTAAAGTTGACGAAATCATGAAGCATCTCGATGAGGTGGCGGACAAGTGAACAATTGCATTGAATTGACGCCAAAACAAAATGAATATCGGCGCTGTGCGGTAAAGACTTGGAACGTCAAGGTTGGAGCAACAAGAAGCGGAAAAACGTACGGTGACTACTGGCTAATCCCAAAGAGAATCAGGGAAGTTCGCGGGCTTGAAGGATTATATGTTATTCTCGGCAACACAAAAGGCACGTTGCAACGGAATGTAATCGAACCTATGCAGATGATATGGGGCGCTGAACTCGTTGGCGATATTGGAGCGGACAATACGGCTCAAATATTTGGCGAAAAAGTGTATTGTCTTGGTGCAGATAATGTGAAGCACGTCAATAGACTGCGAGGGGCAAGCGTAAAATATTGCTACGGCGATGAAGTTGTGACATGGAACCCTGACGTATTCAGCATGTTAAAAAGCCGTCTTGACAAAGCTTATAGCAGATGCGATTTGACGTGCAATCCGGAGGGACCAACACACTGGTTCAAGCGTGAACTGGACAAGGCTGGCGAGGATTGGTATATACAGACGTACACTCTCGACGACAACCCAAAACTTGATGAAGCGGTCAAGAAACGCATGAAGCGAGATTTTTCCGGGACTGTTTTTTATCAACGCTATATTTTGGGCTTGTGGGCGGCTTCCGAAGGTGCGCTCTTCACGACAATGCCCGAATATTGCAATCAGACGGAAAAGCTGCGGGACGGCATCGCTCACGTTGATGCTGCCTATGGCGGCGAGGACTACACCGCGTTGACGTGTGCCAAGAGGGACGGCGACACGCTGTACTTGTACGGGCGTTTGTGGCGCAAGCACGTTGACACGCTGATGGACGCACTGCAATCGGAGACGGAGCGTCTAATGTGCGCCCCGATTTACTGCGAGACAAACGGCGACAAGGGATATTTGGCGCGGGAATTGCGCCGCCGAAACATGGCAGTACGCGCATACCCGGAGAAGATGAACAAGTATCTGAAAATCAGCACATACCTCAAAAAATGGTGGGGAAATATCGTGTTTTTGGAAGGCACAGACAGGGACTATATCGCGCAGATTATGGACTACACCGAGGACGCGGAGCATGACGACGCGCCGGACAGTGCCGCGTGCTGCTGCCGGATTCTCGACAGAAACGGCGCGAGTTTGTATGTTGGGGGGTGATACAGATGTTCACAAAAATCACATGGCAAGACTGGCAGAACGAGCCGGACAAGGCAAAGGCGACGCTGGCGGTTATTGGTGCATACAAGCACAGCGAGGACTTTAACAAGGCGGGAATCGCGCAACGATACTACGAGGCGCGGAACGACACCGTTTCCGCGAAAGTCGTGCTGCGAGCCACAACGTCGGAGACGGAGCAGACCACCGCCGACGGGAAAAAGGTCAAAAAGAAGGGGACGGCGACGGAAGCAGTCCCCGGACAGCGCATTTACAGCGACTTTTTCCGCCGCTTTACCATGCAACAGGCGAATTATCTGCTTGGAAACGGCGTTGAGCTGGAAGACGACGCAATGAAGGGCAAGTTAGGAATCGGGTTCGACACGACGCTTGCGAAAATCGGACTGTATGCGCTGGTGCATGGCGTTTGCTGGGGCTATTGGAATCTCGACCACGTTGAGATTCTGCGAGCGTACACGGACAAAAATAGCGGGTTCGTGGCGCTGCTGGACGAGCTGACGGGCGAACCGATGGTTGGGGTGCAGTTCTGGCAGATTGGCGACGACAAGCCGCTGATGGCGCGTGTTTTTGAGCCGGACGGCGTGACGGTCTACAAAACGCGCGAAAATGCCTCTGATTTGGAGGTTGCGCAGGAAAAACGCGCCTACAAACGGACGTATGCGAGGGACATCACAGGCGAGCGCCTTGTGTCCGAGGAGAATTATAGTGCACTGCCGATTGTGCCGCTATACGCCAACGACAAGAAGCAGACGGAGCTGACGCTGGCGATTCGCTCAAAAATAGACCTGTACGACATCGTTCTTTCCGACTTTGGAAACAATCTGGAAAAGGCGAACGATGTTTACTGGGTGCTTAATAACTTCGGGGGCAACTTCGACGAGGTTGCGCTGATGCTGGAACAGATTCACCGACTGAAAGCAATCGCGAACATTTCGGACGGTACGTCATCCAGCACGGTAACGCCGGAGACGTTTGAAGTGCCGTATGCCGCGCGTCAAACCGCGCTGGAACTGCTGGAACGGCAGCTATACCGCGATTATATGGCGCTGGATGTGTCGGAGCTGACGGGCGGAAGCCTAACGAACGTTGCAATTCGGGCAAGCATGGCGAATCTGGACTTGAAGGCGAACGCCTACGAATGGCAGTGCTTTGATTTCGTGCAGAAACTGCTTCGGATTCTGGGCATCGAGACCGAAACAATCCGCTTCAAGCGTCAGACGATTGCCAACGAGAGCGAAATTATCCAGAACATCTACACCGCGCAGGGCGATTTGGACAAGGAGACGCGATTGAAGCTGAACCCGATGATTCTGTCGGAGGAAATCGACGACATCATGAAGCGTGGGGAGGAAGAATCGCTCCTTGGCATCCGCATGGCGCAACAGGCGATGCAGAAGACAGACGAGGAGGAAGAAGATGCTGTATCTGATGGTGATTCTTCAAGTGCTGGCGGCAAATAACGTCATCGTTCCGGACTGGCTTTTGTGCATCGGCTGGTGGCTGGTGGCGGTTCGACTTATCTTGCGCGTCCTGATTGCATTTTTTGATGTTGGGGAGACGGGCAAGCCGTGACGGACGTGGAGCGCAACGACTTGCGCGAAGCCGCACTGCAAATGCGCATAAAGGCGATGTACCAAGAGGCGCTTGATATCGCCACGGAGCGCCTGAAAGACTTCTTGCGGAAAAAGCAACAAGTGGACGATGGCAAGATAAAGCCGCCCGCGTACTACGACACGCCGGAAAAGGTAGAGCGGTGGAAAGCGGGTTTTGTCCGCGAACTCATCCGCCAATATCGCGTGGAAGAAGTCATCATGGAGGAAATCTGCAAGGCAGGGAAACGGGCAACCGACGACATCCGGAACACGATGGGCGACGTGTACGCCGACAGCTTGGGAGAGGCGCAAACCGTCATTGAGGCGCAAGCAGACCGCGCGGGTATCAAGGTGTCATTCGCGCAGCCAAACAAACGAGAAATCAAGGCGATTTTCGCCGCGAACGAGACAGCGTTCACAAAGCTGGCGTACAAGAATCTGGGGCAGAACACCGAAATTCGCCACAAGCTGCAAAACGCGCTGGCGCTTTCGTCCACGCTGGGCGAGGACAGGAAGAAACTGATGAACCGCATCAGCGACATCACAGGACAGAGCGAGTGGCAAGCGCGGAGAGTAGCGCAGACGGAACGGACGCGTTCACAGAGCCAAGCGAGTTATGCCGCATCGCAGGAAGCAGCAGACCAAGGCGTGACGGTCTACAATAAATGGTTTTGCCGCTTCCAGAATAGCCGTGAGGCGCATATGGCACGGCACGGCAAGATGGCGAAGCAGGGCGAGTGCTTCCCGAACAGCAACATCCGCTTTCCTGGCGACCCGAACGGAAGCGCAGCGGAAACAATCAATTGCTACTGCATGATTACGCCGAAAGTCATCCTGTCCACCGAGTATGTAGACGCAGATGGAAACATCCGAAAGAAGGGAAAGGAATGAGCGGCTTTGTAGACCACACGCCGGAAATCAATCAAAAGCTGGAACAGGCAATGTTTGTCGGGCTTTTGGCGGTTGCACAAGAATCCGTCGGCATGGTGCGCGAGAAGATGGTGACAGGCTATGAGCATAAGGTCTACGACACTGGCAATCTGGCGAGAAGCATCACCGCCGACATCGACCCCGACAACAACGAAGTAACCATCGGCACAAACGTCGAGTACGCGCATTATGTACACGATGGGCACGCGGGACACGCCGTTTTCTTTCCCAAGCTGGGCGACAAAGGCGAGTTTCGCGTCATGCCGGGAGGGTACACACCAGGCAGACCGTTCATGACGGACACGTTCGCAGATTCCGCAAACGCGGAACGCCTTGTGGACATCATGGCGGATGTAATCAAACAAAACATGGACTAATAACAGCAACATCAGCGCATGGCAAAGAACCGCCGTGCGCTGTTTGCATATAAGCGGAAAGGCAAAGCACCGCATTTCCGCAAACAATCAAAGGCGCAAAGCACCGCGCCCCGAAGCAAAGGAGATTGAATCATGAACATCCTCACCCGGAAAAACCTGAAAGCCCTGAATGTGCCTGATGAAGCGATTGACGCGATTGTGGAAGCCCACAGCGACGCAATCAACGACATCAAGGCGGAGCGCGACAAGTACGCGGAACAGGCGAAGCAGATTGCAGCGCTGACCACGGAGCGCGACACGCTCAAGCAGCAGCTTGCCGACGCGCAGAAGAGCGGCGGCGACGCGCAGAAGATTCAGGAGGCGTTCGATGCCTACAAGCAGCAAGTGGAAACGGAAAAGAAAACCGCGACGCTGACAACCGCCGCAAGAAAGCTGCTGACCAGCAAAGGGATGCAAGAGAAACTTGCAGACCTTGTGATGGCAAAGCGCGGACTGGACGGAATCGAACTCGACGACAAGGGCGCAATCAAGGACGGCGACAAGCTGATTGACGCGCTCAAGGGCGAGTATGGCGACCTTTTCTCCACGCAGCAGCAGCAGGGTACACCTACCACAACCCCGCCGAGCGGCGGCAATGCCACGCACGGCAGCGGACGCGCCGCAGCACTGGCGGCGAAGTACGCGCAAGATATGTATGGCGCAGTTGCGCCGGAAGGAGCAAACAAATGAGTTTTACCAGCAAGGCAACCGGGACTGTTTACCAGCCCGGTTATTTTCTTGAAAACGCGGAAGACGCAATCCGCGAAACCAAGCAGATTAAGCAGTCGGACGCTACAACCGCCGAAAACGGCGCGAAGTACGTCAAGATGGGGACTGTTTACCCCGCGAATGACGGCACTGCCGTCGGCATCGTGTACGAGGACGTGGACGTTACAAGCGGCGATATGCCCGGCAGCGTCGTGACGCGCGGCACGGTTTACGAGAGCCGTCTCCCCGTCGCAATCAACAGCACCGCCAAGAGCGCGCTGACGGCAAAGGGCTTCTACTTCATCGCCGCCGAAGCCGCGACGGTTCGCCCGTACTGACGAAAGGAGAATACTATGCAGATTCCGTCTTTTGAGAACAATATTTTCGGTCTTATCCCCAAGGAGGAGTGGCTGGACGTTGGCTTTAACGTCACTCGTCCGAACGACCCGGTTGATGCGCTGTTTCCCGACGAATACAGTGAAAATCTCGTGGCTAAGTGGCAGGAGATTGCCAACCAGTACCAGCTTCCCGTGATGGCTGACTTCCACAGCTTCGACAGCCGGACGAACATCGCCACCCGCATCCCAGTCGATACGCACAGCATTGAAAAGGGACTGATTAAGGTAAAGATTAACCAGTCCGAGCGTATGCGTGCGCTGCTACGTTCCGGCGTGCAGAATGACGCTATGTATGACTACGTTATCCGAGACGGCATCACGCTTGCCGACCAAGTTGTTACGCGAACCAAGGTTGCGAAGAACGAGGTTCTGGCGACTGGCAAGATGACCATCAAGGAAAACAACCTCGACCTGACCATCGACTACGGCGTGAAGCCGGAACAGACGGAGTTCACGTTCGATTTCAGCGAGGACGCGGACATCCCGGCACAGATTCAGTTCGTGGTGGATACCGCGCTGGACGCTGGCACGACGCTGGACACCATCGTAACGAGCCGCAAGGTTATCAACAAGATTCGCGCAAACAGCGCAATCCAGAAGCGCATCAACGGCACGTTGAGCGAGGGCGCATATGTAAGTAACGCCGCGCTGAATACGTTCTTCTCCACGGAGTACGGCATCAACCGCGTTATCACTAACGATTTGCAGTACGCCATTGATGGCGGCATCGGCGCGGACGGGCGACCGATTCGCACCACGAAGCGCTATTTCCCGCAGGACAAGATGACGTTCATTGGAACGGGCAACGCCATGACGCGCATCGGCGCGGGCTTGTGGGGACAGACCCCGGAAGAAACGGTCAATACTGCCAACACGGGTCTCAACGTCAACCAGTCCGGTCAGCACCGCTATGTGATGGTGTCGCAGTGGGTGGAGAACGACCCCGTTGTTCTTTGGACGCGGGCATCCGGCTTGTTCATGCCCGTTATCTTCAATCCGCAGAGCATCTGGATTGCAACCATCACGGACGCGGCGACAGGTCAGTTGACGGTTTCTTCCGCCGCTGGCACGGGCAAGGGCAACACGAAGCTGACTGTCAGCCCCGCGAAGGAATCCAGCTCCAACCTGTACAAGGTGAAAGCTGGTACGACCGCGCCGACTGCGACCTATGGACAGAATGTGCGCACTTGGAGTAACTGGGACGGCACGTCTGACCTTGCCATTGCTACCGGGCAGAAGGTGACGGTTGCGGAATGCACCAGCGACTACCGCGTGATTCGCTCCGGCAGCGCGACGGTGACGGCAGCGACCTAATAATGGAGGTGGAAACATGGCTGTGACGCTGGAAATGGCAATGCGCGAGTGTAACAACTTTTTTGAGCGCTGCAAGTACACGGGGGAGATTCGCATCGCGGGCGGTAAAATCGTCCCTGATGTGGGTTCTCCCTATGTGTACATCAGCGGCAGCGCGCGGAACGACGGCGTTCACAGCCTTGTTTCTAGCGCAATGGAGGACGCGGACGGGGAGGAAACTTTCGACGGCACGTTGTGGTTTCTGTACCCGCCGCGCCCGTTTATCGAGATTGCAAAAGAATGCGCGGAGTACGAGACGAAAAACCCGACGGGGGCTTATACGTCGGAATCGTTCGGGCATTACAGCTATTCGAGGGCGACTGGCAGCAATGGCGTTGTGACGTGGCAAGCGGCATTCGCGGACAAGCTGCGACCGTATAGGCACATGTATACGGAGGTGGGCTGATGGCGTGGACTGATTTTCTGGATGACGCTTGCATCGTCGACAAGCGCACGGAATCCGACGGCATGGGCGGCATCGTTGTCACATGGACAGATGGCGCGCCGTTCCGCGCTGGATTCATCCGCAACAGCAGCACGGAAGCCCGGATTGCATACCAGAACGGAATCCGCGAACTCTTCACCATCGTGTTTTCCGATATGCTGGAACTGCTTCCGAACGACCGCGTGAAGCGGATTTCCGACGGCAAGGTCTTCCGCATCACGTCCGACGCGCGGGATATGACAACGCCGGAGCAGAGCGATATGCACTTCCGCGAGGCGGACGCGGAGGTGGTGACTGCGTGATTGACTTGCAGCGGAAACTATACAAGTTTTGGAGCAGCTTCACCTACGAGGGCAAGCCAATCCCTGCATACGTCGAGGATGCAGTGCCGGAGGAAGCGTCTTTTCCCTATTTCGCGTTTCAAGTGCAAGAGGGGGACGCCTTCGGAAAATCTACAATGATTTGCACGCTGTGCTGTCAGGCGGAAAACGGCAGCAACGTAAACTTGCAGCGTGCGGCAATCCTTGACGAGGTTCGCCGCGCTATTCCGCCGGAGGGAACTGCAATCTATTGCGACGATGGCTTTATCACCCTGTACCGCAATAATAGCAACTTTTTCCGCCTCGAAGTGGACACGACGCTCAAAAGCGTCTGCTATGGGCGGATTTACTATGAAATCGTGACTTACTACACCTAACAGGAGGTAACAAAATGACGACTGGGCTTCGGGCAAGTACATTTGAGAATCTGCAGCTCAATGCCGGGATGTTTCTCGCCAATTTTGACTATTCCACCGCCACGGACGCGGCGACGCTGGGCGCGCTGCTGAAAACGGAGCGCGAAAAGACAAGCGGCTCTGCGCTGATTGGCGCAACGCGCGGCGGCGGCACGTTCGTCTGCACGCCCAACACGCGCAGCATCGAAGCGGACGGCAAGCGCGAGGAATGGAAAGGCAGCAGCGTCAACGATGGCTGGACTATCAAGCTGACGACTACCCTGCTGGAAATCAACGCCACCAACCTTAAGCGTTCTTTCGGCACTGCCGACGTGACGGACACGGAGAAGAAGCACACAATCAAGATTCGCACCGACATTAAGGATGCGGATTATATTGATAGCCTTGTCTGGGTGGGCGACACCTCGAAGGGCTATGTGCTGATTGCCATCAAAAACGCGCTGAACACGGCGGGCGCAACGCTGACGTGGACGGACAAGGGCGAGGGCACTATTCCGGTGGAGTTTACCGCGCATCAGGACGGGCTGGAAACCGACGGATATGCCCCTTGCGAGGTTATTTTCTTCGACCCCGCCGCTTAATAACACGCGGCAGGGTTCGCGCCCTGCCGCACTTTCGTGAATTTTGAGGAGGAAAACGCATGAATACCGCAACCGCATTTGAGCAGATGGCGAACGCCATTCCGTACATCGATAAGCTGGTAAACAGCAAGGAAATGAAAGCCTTTGTTGAAGAAAAGAGCAAGGGCGACGTTGTCGGGCGCGACATCCTGATGAAGATGCTGCCGATTTTGTACGCCAAGCATCCGAAGGAAACGATGGGGATTCTCGGCGCGATGCACGGCAAGACGGCGGAGGAAGTCGCAGAAATGGACTTCACGGAAACCGCCGCCATGATGGACAAGGACACGCTCGATTCGCTGTTTGCTTTTTTTACCTTTGCGCTTCGTCTGGGGTGCATCATGTAATCCCTGTGCTGTACAAGTACCGCCCGCAAAACGTTCACGCGCTGGGGGTGCTTCTGGCGCACGAAACGCAGGAGGAAGCAAAACGTTGCTACATGGCTAATATGGCATGGATGACGGTGCTCGCTATTTCGTCGTTCGGCGGCGCGAATCTGGAAATCCCGTCATACAGCGACGTTTTCGGCGAAGAGAAGCACGAAACAAAGCAAAAAACAGCAGAGGAAATCTGCGACGACATTATAAACGGACTAATGGCGAAGGGAGGTGCAGAAGATGGCGGAAGCATTTGAGTTGTACGCAAGTTTTAAGATTGATACAAGCGGATACACACAGGAACTGAATAAAATCCGGCAGGAAATGGAGCAGTTTCAGCAGGAACTTAACAGCCTTGCTATTCATCCGACGTTTGACGGCGGACGTTTTCGGACGGAATTGCAGCAAGCGCAGCAGCAGTCCACGCAGGCGACGGAAGAAATCAAGCGTTTGCAGCAGCAAATCCAGTCTTTGCAGCAAGCCGCAGACGGCGGCGGTTCTGGCGATTCGGGCGGCGGTGTGCTGAGCGGATTTTTGAGCCGCCTTGATGTGATTGGCGATATTGCAAGCGGGCAGTTCCTTGCTAACATGGCAGTGAACGGCATAAACAGCATTATCGACGGCATCACGGGTTCGATTGACGAATCAATCGGACTTGCGTCCGACCTTGTGGAGACGCAGAACGTTGTGGACGTGACGTTTGAAGATTCCGCGTCCACCATCAACAAGTGGGCGCAGGAGGCGCTGAACGCCTACGGCATCACGGAAACCAAGGCGAAACAGTATTCGTCTACACTGGGCGCTATGCTGAAATCCATGGGCATTGCCGATGACCAAGTTCTCCAAATGTCAATGGATATGGCGGGTCTGGCGGCGGATATGGCGTCATTCTACAACCTCGACCACGATACGGCATTTGAGAAAATCCGCTCCGGCATCTCCGGGGAAACAGAACCGTTGATTTTAGCGGCTTAACGGAGGAATCCGTTTTGAAACTGCTGGTGAACGCAAGCAAAAGCGGTGTGCATGAAAATGCGCTAACGGTAAAACTCTAAACTTGCCAATAGCAAGCACGACAATACCGTGCCAAGCCGTCACTGACGGAAGGTGTAACGACTAATTGTAGCGTCGGGATTAGCACGACGCGAAGTGCCAGCCGCCCCCCCGAAAGGGCGAAGAGATAGTCTAATCCCCTACAAAATATCGGGAAACCGAGGGTATAAATGTAAAATCTTTGGGCATCAATATGTCCGTTGCAAACCTAAACGCCTTTGCCCTCGAAAAGGGCATGAACAAGGCGTTTGATAAGATGTCGCAGGCGGAACAGGCGACGTTGCGCTATCAGTATCTGCTGGAAGCCACGAAGGACGCTCAGGGCGACTTTGCGCGAACCGGGGACAGCTTCTCAAACGAGATGCGCAAGCTTCAAACGAACCTCGACCGCATTAAGACGGAGTTTGGCAAGGGGCTGCTGGGCGTTGTAACGCCCGCGATTTCTCTGCTCAACAACGTGCTGTCGGATAAGTCATACCAGTACAAAGACGCGGAAAAAATCTATACAGAACGCAACCAAGCCCTATTTGATGCACAAGCAACCTACGCAGAGTCAATGACAATCGTAAACGCAATGCGCAACATGGAGGACGAAAGCGGAGAGGCTATAAAGTCCACCGATGCGTGGAGACTTGCGATTGAGGAGCTTATTAACGTCATGCCGGGTTTGGCGCAATACGTTGATTTGACTTCGGACGCAATCATTGGGAACACGGAATCAATAAATCAGTACGTTGATGCTGTAAACGGAGTGTCCCAATACGCTGCACACGAGAACGCGGTGAACGACGCTGCGGCGCTTGTAGATGCAGACAAGCAAGAACTTGCGAAACTGAATGCGTATAATCAATATTTGCAATCAATTATTGATTCCGCAGAAAGCGGAACAATCAAAGCGGAAAGGAAAGCCGCCCTCGAAAGAGCATACGAATACTTTAAAAGCACAGTCCCAAATCTTGCTTTTGCAGATACATGGGAAGAGTTTACAAAATCATCACCCGGCAACCCGTCGCAATACACACAGCAACAAAATGTACAAAAAGGCTTAAAGCGCGAATATGGGTATTATCAGCTGACTGGTACAGCAGCAGACGCATGGAACCAGCTAATGGAAGCCGAAGAGGCGTATAATAACCCAAGTGACTACTACATTGCACAGCAGCAAGAGAATCAAAAGCAAATAGAAGCAACAACTCAAAAACTACAAGAAGATACAAAGGCATATAATGATGCAACAGCAGCACAAAATGACTTTGTAGAATCAAACGAAAAAGCCAAAAAGCAATACGATTTCGATAAAGCCGTCGAGGACGAACAGAAAGCCCTCGAAGACCTAAAGACCGCGCTGAAAGACGTAGAAACGTACCGTGCGGACACGCTGAAAAAGGCGCAGGAAGCCTACAAGGGCGTTGCGTCGGGCATGGGCTACATGGTAACGCACACGCAGGAGGAAATGAAGAAGCTCCTCGATACCGATTACAGCAAGGAAAATGTGCTAAGTTGGTACGGAACGAATGCGGATGCGCTACATGCCTACAATGATGCTTTGCAGCAAGCCGAAGCGTCTGGCGTTGACGTTGGCATCTTGTCAGGGCTTACTACATACTCCCGCGATAACGATGCGTACCTTTCGCGTCTGCTGAATCTAACGCCGGAAGAAATCAAGCAGCTAAATGCAGACTACCAGCGCGCCCGCGACGAAGAAAACGCGATGGCGGAAACCAAAACGCGGTATACGCTGGCGGACGATGAGACGTATCAGGCGATGCTGGAAACCGTGCAAAAGTCGCTCGAAGCGTTTGAGCAAAAGGACGCAATCGCGGCATACATGGCGGAAAATAACAGCGCGGTTTTGGCTGGCATCAACACAATGCGCGAGACGCTGGAAGCAGAAATTCCGGGCATCAATGCGCTTCTCGAACAGTTGGGGTTCAAGCAAATTGATTACGAACTGAAAGATAAGCCGTGGATATCCGATTTCTTCGTTCGCGGAGATGCTGACCAGCGAGAAGAAGATATTGCGCACGAAAAAACAGCCCCGACGCTAAAAGAGCAAGCGCAAGCACGCCGCGCCCGCGAACAGGCACGAGCGCGAAGCGGCTATGCGGACATGATTGAAGATGGGCTAATGCCCGACGACATCAAAGCCCGCGCGCAGCGGTGGAATCGGCTCGTTGAAATGAAGACGCAGGAAATGAACGACATCGTTGACATTTTGGAACAGCGCATGGAGGAAAACCAGCGTCAACGGGAAGCCGAAGAAGCGGAGCAGTGGAACAATCGAGCAACAAAAGATATGCCGCCACTATATATGATGGACACGATTATTGCCAACGCAGCGCACCCTAAATTTGTGCCGAATACATACATCGGCGCACCTTCGAGCGAACAGCAAGAAAAAACAACGGGCGGCAATGTTTTCTCCGCCATCGAAAGCGCCATTGACGCAGCAAAAGAAATCGAAAGTAGAACGATACAGGAAGATTTTGTAACGCAGTCTATTTTCAATGCGCTTGGAGAAATGATGGAGAACTACAAGGAAAGCCTAAGAAACAATAGCGCACCCAACATTTTTAGCAATAGCGACGGCGTTCTTTTTGTGCAAGTAACAAACCCGGGCGAAATTGCGAACGCTGTTTCTGGGCTTCCGCCAACAACCATCAATAACACATTCAGCGTAGATGGCAAAACCGTCGCAACGGCGGTTGCGCCCATTGTTAACAAGATAATCGGCAGGGGCATCCGTGGAAATCTGATGGAGGTGGCGCGATAAATGGTAACACGATACCGCGCGTGGATGGGTGAGGAAGCGCTGGAAGACCTCGACCCGTCCATTATCATCATCGACATTTCGGAGGACGCGCCGAAGGAAGCCGTGACGACCGAAGCACGCCCCGGCGGGGGGCTGTACCTCACCGGGCAGCTTCGGCAGTCCATCACGGTAACAATCGCCGTTGAGATTCACGACGCAAACACAATCCACAGGCAGCTTGTCCTCGGTAAAATCATGCGCTGGGGCAGCGGTGGACAGTACCTGCGCACGTCATACCGCCCGGGACAGCGGTTGTACATCGACAGCATCGAGGCGGCGAGTGTTTCCGCGCTCAAGTGGACGGATACGCTGGAAATCAAGCTGACGGCATACCAGCGCCCGTGGTGGGAGGAAGCAACTGTTTCCAAAATGGAAACAGTTGAAGCAAGCAAAAGTGGCATCCTGACGGTTTACAATCGCGGGGACGTGGCGTGTCCGCTTGAAGCGGTTTTTGTGGCAATCGACCCGCTGACAAACGTTGCAATCAGTTGCGGAAGCGAAAAAATCGTGCTGACGAATATCAGCGTGAAAACGGGCGAGGAAATCCGCATAATACACGACGATAACGGCATCCAGCAAATCACGGCGGCAGGGCAATCCGCGATGGGCAACCGAAACGGACAATCTGCCGACGAAATCACGCTAAAGCCCGGAATCAACAAGGTGTCGTTCAGCGGCGACGGGCTTTTGTCGCTGACGGTCACGGCGAGGGGGCGGAAATATTAACTACAAAGCATATGGCACACCGCAGGAAGTAACCCTAACGTCCAAAATAAAATGCCGTCTTGAGGTAAACCCTGATGTGGAAAATCCCACTGGTTGGCAGATGGAGGTCGGCTATCCAACAATCGGGAGGACAAAGGTCACTTTTCCGGTTGTTCTTCCAGCCGACGCAGTAATCACCTCCGCACGAGTACACGCAGATTTTCAGCGCGACCTTTGGGGCAATCAACAAAAGCAGGACGTAAACGACGTCCATGTTGACGAGGCTGGATTTTCGTCCATCACGCTTCCAGACGGAGCAAGTACAACATCGTTTGTTGCAATACTCTCTTTCCAAATGTGGAAAAAGATTTACACAGACAGCGACGAACGAACGTTTAACGTAGACGTCCGCGACATCTACATCACAATCGACTATGTTTCCGGCATCATCCCCGACCCAGACGCAAGCAAAGCATACACCAACAATGTCCGTTTGCCGCGTCTACTGGACAAAAATCTGCGTGAAATCAAGCGCCTGCGCCCTTCTTCGTTGTCTTTGTCGCTGACAATCGACGACATTTCCACCGCGAGCATGACGCTTGTAGATGGCACATGGATGGACGCAACGCAGTTTGTGGAGCTATACCACATCGGCGGCAGCGTCGGCATCTTCCGCTTGCGCTCGGACACGCAGACATACAGAAATTACGCGACACAGGAAGTCAACCTTGACCACGCTATTTCCACGCTGATGGACGGGCTTCTACCGGAGCAGCTAAAAATCGGCAGTGCATCCGTTGACGCGGTTGACGTGCTGGCACAGCTTCTCACCTACCAACCGGAAACGCGCTGGCAGATTGGAACGTGCGAGTTATCGCAACACCTCACATACGATTTTGACGCAGGGACGAACATCTGGACAGCAATCAACAACGTCAAGAACTTGTCGCCCGCAGAAATGATGTGGCAGTACGACTTTTCCACCCATCCGTGGACGCTCAATCTCGTTAATATGCCAAACACCGTCTCCTGTGAAGCGCGTTTTAACGGCGCGCTAACCAGCGCAACTGTCAGCACCGACCGCGATGACCTTGTGACCCGTATGTACGCATACGGCAAAAACGGCATCACCGTCGGCACGGTAAACGATGGCAAGGACTACATCGACGCGGACACCATCGACGAGTGGGGCATCGTGTGCGGCAAGTACTCGGATAACAGCATCACGGACAAGGAGACGCTGTTGGAAAACGCAAAGAAGGAACTGGCGAAGAAGAAAACCCCGCCGATTTCCATCGACGTTTCCCTTGTGGAGCTTTCCGCCATAACGGGATTGCCCTACGACCATTTCCGGCTGGGAAGCATCTGCCGGGTTGCAATGCCTAAATTCGGGCGCTGCTACGATGAGCGCATCCTGACACTTAACGCGGACAACGTGCTGCTTGAGCCGCAAAAGGTACAAGTCACCATGTCGACGGAGGGCAAGAGCGTCAGCGGCATCATCGAGGCGCTGGGCGGCAAGAGTGGTCTTATTTCCGCTGGCGCAGAATAAGGAGGACGCATGAATGAGTTAAATTATACTTGCAACCTGTCTGCCGGGTTGCGGATGACACCGCTTAAAGCGGCGCTTGTGCAAGGCGAAACAAACGCCCACACGCTGAAAATCGCGTTTGAGAAGGACGGCGCGCCGTACAGCATGGATTCGGGCGCAACGATTGTTGGCAGCTTTATCAGGCTGGATAGCGTCGCAAGCACAGACGATAACCCGACGATTCTTCTCCAAGGTGCAGTCAGCGACGGTGTGGCATCCGTGACGCTTTCCGCTGCTTGCTATGCTGTTGTTGGGCGCTTCCGCCTGATGGTCACGGCGACGGTCGGCGAGGACACGACGGCTATCTTGTGGCTTGAGGGACGCGTCGCGGCGGGGGCAACCGGGACGGTGTACGACCCGGATAACGTCATTCCCGACATTACAACGGTGCTTGCAAAAGTGGAAGACTGCAAAAACGCAGCGGCAAGCGCGAATGCAGCGGCAGAAAGCGCAACATCCGCAGCGCAGCAGTTTCTGGGGAAGTACATCACGGACGAGGAAAAATTGTTACTGCTGGAACTGCTGCAAATGGCGGCGTATCGCTCAAACACCGCCGCGAAAAATTATAGCAAGCTATACGCAGCGTGGAAGGATGATGTATCAGCGCTTGAAGAGCAGCGTCCGCGAATTGTCAGCGTTGAAGCGGACAAAACGACAATCGCCGTCGGCGAGAGCGTGACATTCACGGTGACGCAGAAGAACGCGGCATCAATCCGTTTCCTTGTGGACGGCACAGTAAACGAACGAATCTATGACGTTCAGCAGGAAACGATAACGTTCACAAAGCAGTTTCAATTTACCGGGAGCGGAACGCGGATTGTTGCATTCCAGGCGGTTGACGCGAGCAGCAACGTCGGGCTGGAATCGGATAGTATCATCATCACAATTAAGGAGGCGGCACAAAATGGCGTGGAATCTAATCCGCAGGAATAACGGCGAGACTATCCACACGGACTATGTTGAGTGGATGTTGGATAGCGCCGCCGACATCTCCAATGGCACAGAGCCGGGGAAGTCCGGAAGCATCGGCAGTCTGGCGTACACCGCCGGTTTTGGGTCGATGTGGCAGAAGAACGCGCAGGGCGCGTGGGTGAAGCTGGGAGGTGGCACGAATGGTTGACGCAAGCACGATTGGTGTGATTCAGGCGCTTTACGGCACAGGCGCAAACGGTGGGATTCCAACGGCGCTGGTGACGGACAAGACGCTGACGCTGGAGAACCGCGCGGCGGACGCAAAGGCTGCTGGCGACGCTATCCGCGCGGTTGCGAATACCGCCAACACGCTTTCCGCGCGCGCGAATGTTTTATCTGGCAGTGTGTCCGGCTCGTCGATTACTGCGACGGATTCTTTCGCCGCGCCTTTTGTCGGGCTGCGTGTCTGCGGCAAAAGCACGCAGGACGGCACGCCGCTCCCGACTGCGCCCGTGCCGATTGTCAGCGCGGGCGACGGCGGAACGGTGGTGGTCACGGTGTCGGACGGCGCGAATGAATCGCAGACGCTGACACTGCAAACGCCGAACGCACTGCCGGGCATCCCGGTTTCCTCCGGCGGGAACTACACGGACGAGAACGGTCAGCAGTGGGTCTGCGATGAGGTGGACTTGGCGCGCGGGGTGCGCGTGCAGCGCATCACCAAAATCAAGGTGACGTCTTCGCTCAACTGGCAGACGTCCGGACAAAAGGTTGATAGATACTTTGCTTGGTTCGCTGGCACTTCTGCGACAAATGTTTTTTGTACGCACTTTTCCACCACCGTAGGTTCGGAAGCTGTCGGCGGCGCTATCGCAAACCAAAACAACCTCATCGGCTTTGCCTATGCGCAAAAAGGCACATCAACACTTGATGAATTCAAAGCATTCCTCGACGCGAAAGAGGTGTATGTTTGGACGTCGCTTGCAACTCCCGTCGAAACCGCCCTTTCCGCTGCTGAAATTGCCGCGTACAAGGCGCTGACCACCTACGCCCCGACGACTACCATCAGCGTTACTGATGGCGCTGGCGCAGAAATGAAGTACCAGCGCGACGTGAATATCGTAATCAAAAATCTTGAGGATGCGGTTGCGTCCATGACGCAAAATTAAGGAGGTATCTTTATGGCTATCAACAGTAAGGCACGGCACGATTTGACGCTGCGCGCAATCAAGCGCGAGATTTCCGCGGGGCGCGATGTGGCATTTTGGCTCGATAAGGCGTACACGCACCTTGACAACGGGCTGTTTAATGAGGATGACATCGCGGAAGTCGAGAAGCTGGCGCAGGCGTACTATGATTCGCTGGACGCGGCGGAAAATGAGGAAGAAGCGGCAACAATCTAAGTTGCGCGCAAGTTGCAATTGGTAGCAAGTTAGTTGCAAGTTAGTACCAAGTTAGTACCAAGTTTGAGGAGGTGTCATCATGCCCAAAATCGCAGTATCCGCCATTCTGGGCGACTTCCAGCGGATGCTTGACGAGCACTGGAAGTATACGGATGGCGCAGCGGAGACGGGAAACGTTGACTGCTCCGGCGCGTTTGTCTGGTCATACCGTCAGCACGGGCAGAGCATCTACCACGGCAGCAACCGCATTGCGCGGACGGAAATTGTTGAGCTTGTCCAGATTTCTGCCGCAAAGCCCGGAATGGCTGTTTTTAAGTGCCGGAATCCGGGTGATTCGCGGTATGCCTTGCCGTCTGGCTACAAGCAGGGCGGAAAATACTACAACGGCGATTTGAGGGATTTTTACCACATCGGGCTGATGGGTGAGGACGGCAAGGTTCTCAATGCGCAGAGCAGCGCAACGGGCTTCGTCGCTTCACCCGTCAAGTCGTGGACGTGTGCAGGATACCTCAAAAAAGTCGAATACAAGGAGGATACACCAATGGTGGATGATAGCAACGATGTTATTTGCGTCGGACTCGTGACAGCGCAGAGCGGCAGCACGGTCAATCTTCGCGCAGAGCCGAGCAAATCCGCAAAGGTGCTGGAAAAAGTTAAAATCGGCACTTCTGTCAACGTCATCGGGAATAGTGGCGGTTGGCTTCACGTCGAGACGGAGACGAATCAGGGCTACATGATGGAGGAGTTTGTCGATGTGGGTATTTCCAAAACGGAAACACCCACGTTCTCTGAGCTTGCGGAACGCATCGAAAAGCTGGAGGAACGCGTCACAGCGCTGGAAGGTGGTGTCGGCTGACATGGAAAACCTCACCACCGATAAGCTGATTCTGGCGCTGGGCGTTATTCTCGTCCTGCTGGGAGCATACAATACATTTTACACCGCGCGAAAAAATGCGCGGGATGAACGCAAGAGACAGGAGCAGCCAACAAACGCGCTGGCATCCAGCGTATCAGACATCAATCGCAAGCTGGATACGGACAAGCGCCGACTTGATGGGCACGAAGAGCTCATCGGCGGCTTGCGTGACGGACTGATGGTAACGTGCGCCGGAGTACAGGCACTTTTGGAGCATGAGTTACACAACGGCAACGCCGACGAAATGACGGCGGCAAGCAGGGAAATTGATAATTGGTTGAGGGGCAATGCCCTAAAGGGAGGAAATGCAAAATGAGTGAGAATTTGAAGCGCAAACTGACAAGCCGCAAGTTCTGGGCGGCGGTTGTATCCTTTGTAACCATGCTGATTATGGCATTCGGCGTGGCGGATGAAACCGCAACACAGGTCGGCAGCATCATCATGGCGGGTGCTACGGTTATCGCCTACATCATCGGCGAGGGCATGACGGACGCGGCTGCGGTCGCGGATGGCAAGGATAAAACGAAGGAGTAACGCATGAGCCGCGAAGTCGTATGGACAAAAGCGGTTGTAGATGCTTTTGTGGATGAAGCCTGTTTGTCCGAGGAAGAAGAACTGATTATCAGGTCGAGGGCGAAGGGCTGGACACGCACAAAGCAATCAATGCAGTACAATATGAGCATTCGCAAGATTGACTATATTATACATACGCTGAAAAACAAGTACGACGAAGCGCAGAAATACTCCGAGATTTTACCCAAGCGGAATACAAAGAAAGCCGGGACGTAATGTCCCGGTCTTTTTTGTGTTCTATTCGATTTTGTATTGACAAAACAGGTTGACGATGGTATAATACAATCGTTCGATTGCAAATGCGGTCGTGGATTAAAAAGCTAAGATGAGCATTTCTGTGCTCAACGGGGGAAGGCATCGGCAGTAGTCGATGCCTTTTTCTTTTTCCGGCATTTCTGGATTCGTTTAGCGTTTTCGCTGTACGGGGCAAGGCAATATCCGCCTTTTGTATATGGAAGATGGGAAAGGATGGTATCCGGCGTTACACCAAATTTCCGCGCTGCATCTTCAAGGCTGTCCCCTGCGGCAATGGCGGCAGCTATGGCGGCATCGTAATCGCTCAAAATGCCGTTGTCGATGAGGATGCGCCGCACACGGTATTCGGACAAGCCCAATTCGCGGGCAACCTGCTTTCTGGAATGCGTCTGGTTGTACAAGCCGATGACGCAAGCAATGTCTTTCTGAGTAAGTGGCTGCAAATTGATTTTTCTCCTTTACGCAAGAAATATTTTCTCGTTTGTCCTTTTTTCTTCGGCTTCAAGGTCGATTGGACAGACTTTCTGCAAAGTTCCACCGGGAGACAGACGAAGACCATCGAAGCGGATGCGCCCGGAGAACAGCCCTGCGACCGTCTCCTTTTGCGCTTCTGTCGCCGTGTAGGTTTCCGGCGTTTCCGCCGTGTGCAAATAGTTGTTTGCGTAGCCGCTCCAATTCCACGAGCGGAACACAATTTCGCCGGATTTGCAAATAGCAATTTCGAGCGTCAGCGGAATGCCCGCCGTCTCCCACGGTGCAATCCTACAAATAAGAGAATCGGGCGGGTCGTCGTCCCTTTGGCGGTCAAGGTCGATAACATACTCGTCGCCGGGGAAATAATAATCCTTGTCAACCAGATAGGTTTTGTCTTTCTTGATGCTAATTTTCATTTTTTTGCTCCTTTTGCTCATTTGATTGTTTCGATGCTTTCCATTCGTCCATATAGCGAGCATAATTCTATCTTGTTCTCGGTTGCAACACACTGCGTAATACCGGTTTTTCACCTTTCCTGCCGGGGTTATACCGCCCCGCCCGGTATCGTCTCGTTGCCGTTAGTCGCCGATGATGGTCAGCATCCGCGTGTGGTGACTGCCGTTTGCAACCCAGCGCAAAGCTGGCTTGTCGTTGACGGAGGTCAGCACCTCAGACAGCAGATAATCTTGACCATCAAGGTTGAGGATGGGTTCGTCCACGACGTTTGCACCGGAAACGTTAGGGATGATGACACGGACGGTATCGCAGATGTTGGTAGCTTGGGCGAGGGTGTAGACGGTTTGCTTTTCGTGGGCAAGCAGCCCGTAGTTTGCGTAGATGGTCATCTCAACATTCTTCATAATTCTTACCTCTTTCTGTCGGGTACTTTTATTTTGTACCGCCCCTTGACATAATTTATTATAGCACAAGCTGCACAACTTGTCAACACTTTTTCAAGATTTTTCGCAAGTTTTTTGCGTCCTTTCCGAAAGCCACTGCGATAGGGCAAGGCGGACAACCGCCGAATCACTTAGCCCAATTCGCTGCCCAATCGCCTTAATTTGCTCATTCTGCTCGTGCGTCACAATGACGTTCTTAACAATCCGATTTCCATCTTTTTTTAACATTTTCATCCTCCTATCAGTTAAGCAGATTATCAATTGCCATTGCGCGCGCTACGATTGGCGCAATGTCAACGCTGACGCGCCCTGCGTTCTTCATTGTGCTGCTCCTTTCATCGCCTAAAATGATTTCGCCGCGTTGCGGCGGCGGATTTTTGTGCGGTCCGGGGGCGCCCCCCGGGGGGGGGGGGCCGGACCGCAAAAAAAACCGCCGCCCCAACGCGGCGAAATCATTTTAGGCGATGAAAGGAGCA